ATATCCAGTTGTAAACATGCTGTTACCAGTTGAAGACGGAAACCAAGTAGTACCATTATACGAGTAAGCAATCTTATTTAATGATCCTGCTCCTACTGCGACCCAAAGAGTTCCATTATACGCTACATCATATCCAGTAACAAATATATTGCTACTACTATATTGAACCCCAGTCCAAGTAATACCATCAGACGAGTACGCAATACTATAATTTCCATTTCCTAATGCGATCCAAAGAGTTCCATTCCATGCTACACTAATTCCAACATTAAATATATTGGTACTACTTGGAACGGTGTTCCAATTAATACCATTAGACGAGTAAGCAATAGAGTTTGCGTTGAATCCTCCTACTGCAACCCAAAGAGTTCCATTATACGCTACATCATATCCAAAATTAAATATATTGGTATTACTATCTGGAACCCCATTCCAAGTAATACCATTATACGAGTAAGCAATACTATATGCTCCATTTGATCCTACTGCGACCCACATAGTTCCATTCCACGCTATACCTCGTCCAGTACTAAATATATTGGTACTACTTGGAACGGAGTTCCAATTAATACCATTATACGAGTAAGCAATAGAGTTCGTTCCATCTCCTACTGCGACCCACATAGTTCCATTCCACGCTACATCTCTTCCGCGTTGAGTAAATATATTGGTACTACTATCTCGAACCCCATTCCAAATAATACCATCAGATGAGTAAGCAATACTATATCCACTTCCAGCTCCATTTCCTACTGCTACCATTAAATTAGACGGAAATACAATGCGATTTGGACGGTCTGAATTATACGCTACACTAATTCCGGCACTTGTAAAGATATTGGTACTACTATCTCTAACCCCAGTCCAAGTAATACCATCATACGAGTAAGCAATACTATAGGTTCCTTGTCCTACTGCGACCCAAAGAGTTCCATTCCATGCTATACCAGTTCCAGATGAAAACATGCTGTTACCGTTTGAAGACTGTGTCCAAGTAATACCATCATACGAGTAAGCAATACTATAGGTTCCTTGTCCTACTGCGACCCAAAGAGTTCCATTCCATGCTATACCAATTCCATATGAAGAAAACATGCTGTTACCATTTGAAGACTGTGTCCAAGTAATACCATCATACGAGTAAGCAATCTTATGGGTTCCTTGTCCTACTGCGACCCAAAGAGTTCCATTCCATGCTACACCTCTTCCTTCACTTGTAATGATGTTGTTACCATTTTGAGAGCCATACCAATTAATACCATCATACGAGTAAGCAATAGTATAGGCTCCAGTTCCTATTGCAACCCACATAGTCCCATTCCACGCTATACCAAATCCAATACCCGAAATTATAGTGTTACCACTTGAAGACGTAAACCAATTAGTACCATTATACGAGTAAGCAATAGTATAGTTGCCTTGTCCTACTGCCACCCATAGTGTCCCATTATACGCTATACCATATCCAATAGTTGTAAAGATATTAGTACTACTATCTGGAACCCCTGCCCAATTAATACCATTAGATGAGTAAGCAATAGTATGGGTTCCACTTCCTACTGCGACCCACATAGTTCCATTATACGCTACACCATATCCACTAGTTGTAAAGATATTAGTACTACTATCTTTAACCCCAACCCAATTAATACCATTAGATGAGTAAGCAATAGTATGGGTTCCATTTCCTACTGCGACCCAACAATTAGGAATACTCTGACCAAATGTATATACTTGTTGAATATTGGTTACATTGTCTATTTGCGCACTAATATTACTCTTTGTAAGTGTTGCGGGAGTTGTGTATATTATTGATTTTTTTATAGAAGTTAGACCGCTAGTAGGAAAATTAAGGTTTATAGAAGGTTTGCTTGGAACGAATGCGTTATATGCTTGTCCGTTTATTGTATTAACGTTTATATCATTAGTGAATACTTTGTTAAATTTCTTTGTTAAAGAACCTAAATTAGAACTACTAGTATCTAAAGGAAGTATATTACCACTTATAGTCATATTAGTAGCACTAATATCTTTTATATAAGCATTTCTCCAATTTCTACTTACATCTCCTAATTTAAAGTTAACGTTTAAAGAAGGGATTATATCACCACTAACAGATGTAAAATCAATAGGTCCTCCATATGCTTGGCCGTTAATAGTATTAATGCTTAAATCATTTGCGTATACTTTGTTCCATCTCTTAGCTAAAGAACCCAAATTAGAAGTACTAGCGTCTAAAGGTACTATATTACCACTTATAGTCATATTTGTAGCACTTACATCATTTATATACGCATTTCCCCATGCTCTATTAACAAGACCAATAGTTCCTTTATTAGGAACTAGCGGATTTAAATTAGTGCTTATGTCAATAGACGCAACGCTTACATCATTTATATATGCGTTTCCCCATGCTCTATTAACAAGACCAATAGTTCCTTTATTGGGAAGGAGTGGATTTAAATTAACGCTTATGTCAATACTAGAAACACTTACATCATTTATATATGCGTTTCCCCATGCTCTATTAACAAGACCAATGGTTCCTTTATTGGGAACTAGCGGATTTAAATTAGTGCTTATATCAATAGACGCAACGCTTACATCATTTATATACGCATTTCCCCATGCTCTATTAAGAAGACCAATAGTTCCTTTATTAGGAAATAATGGATTTAAATTAAGACTTATATCAATACTAGAAACGCTTATATCATTTATATATGCGTTTCCCCAACGTCTATTAACAAGCCCAATAGTTCCTTTATTAGGAACTAATGGATTTAAATTAAGACTTATGTCAATAGACGCAACGCTTACATCATTTATATAAGCATTGTTCCATGTAGCTCCAACTTCACCTATAGATGGTACTATAGATGAACCGCTAATGGTAGTTGGTATAATGTTAGAACTATATATAGTATTAATATGACCAATTCCCCATCTATTGTTAGTTTGACCAATATATCCATTTCCATTATTAGTAGGATAAATATTACTTGTAGTTATAGTTGTAATATGGCCTTCGCCCCATGCTTTACCAGAAATTCCCAGACTTCCCGAGTTAGCAACTAATGGATTTAAATTGAAGGTTACATCAATAGACGACACACTTATATCTTTTATATGCGCATTGCCCCATGCTTTATTGGGAAGACCGATGCTTCCTTTATTAGGAACTAATGGATTTAAATTAGTGCTTACATCAATAGATGAAACACTTATATCTTTTATATGCGCATTACCCCATTGTCTATTAGGAATACCGATGGTTCCCAAGTTAGGAAGGAGCGGATTTAAATTGGTACTTACACTAATATTACTTGCACTTATATCGCGTATATAAGCATTTCCCCAATAGTTAGTAACACTTCCTAGTTTTCGCTCGGGGTTAATGTTAGGGTTAAAAAAATAAGGAATTATATCACTAGGAACTTCTAGTAAATTAATAGTAGAAGTTCCGCCACCACTACCACCAGTACCAACAGGAGGATAAGGCAGACCGTTTATTGAATTAACGTTCAAATTATATACAAACATAGCACTCCATTTATTTGTTAAAGAACCCAAATTAGAGAAGCCATCAGATAAAGGTACTATATTACCACTTATAGTCATATTAGTCGCGCTTACATCATTTATATATGCGTTTGCCCATGGTCTACTAGTAAGACCTAATGTTCCTGAGTTAGGAACTAGTGGGTTTAAATTAGTGGTAACATCAATAGATGTTACACTTATATCATTTATATGCGCATTGCCCCAACGTTTACTAGAAAGACCGATACTTCCTTTATTGGAAACTAGTGGATTTAAATTAACACTGATATCAATATTAGAAACACTTATATCATTTATATATGCATTACCCCATAGTTTGTCAGGAAGACCTAATGTTCCTTTATTAGGAACTAGCGGATTTAAATTAACGCTTATATCAATTGAAGAAACGCTTACATCTTTTATATACGCATTGCCCCATGGTCTACTAGAAAGACCAATAGTTCCTTGATTAGAAACTAATGGATTTAAATTTGAGCTTATATCAATTGAATCAACACTTAAATCGCGTATATATGCGTTACCCCATGGTCTATTAGCAAGACCAATGCTTCCTGTTAAAGGCAGTAAAGGATTTAAATTAACACTTACATCTATTGAACTAACGCTAAGGCTGCTTGAAGTAATAACTCCACTTATACTAATATTTCCACTTGAAGTAATATTGCCACTTATGCTAATATTTCCACTTGAAATAATAGCTCCACTTGAAATAATAGCTCCACTTGTGCTAATATTTCCACTTGAACTAATAGCTCCAGTTGAACTAATAGCTCCAATTAAAATAGTTCCACTTATACATGTATCTCCTAAAACATGCAAACTATAAACACTACTTGGGTCTAAACCAATACCCATTTTATTATTTACTCTAACATGTTTGTTACGAGCTTGTAATATAATATTAGAACAACTATCAATAATCATATTTTCACTTGACAAATTTTGTAAATATGTTGCTGGTATGTTATATCTTATTGGAATTTGCGTACCCGTTTTAAATTTATTTAATAATGGATAAACATCAGGTATATCAATAAATGATGATGTAGACATTTTAATATAGCAAAATATAATTTTACTCATATTAAAACATAATAGTTTTAATATCTAAGCCTTAAATAATTAGAAGCATCAACGTAAATCTCTCCACTAATTAATTGATAAATAAGCGGAATAGCTCCAGCAAGAGGCAACTTACTTATATCACTTATAATAAGTCGGGGCGTTCTAATATATTGAGGTTTATTAATAGCAAAATTGCTAATATCAATAGCGTATTCTGGAGCCAAAGTATTTATCCCTATTCTGTTAGCAGATGTATCTATACATATACATTGTTCCATAGAATTATTGCTTATGTCTGCTTGTACATATGAAAAAGCTCCTACAAGTGTATTAATAGAATCGTCTGACATATTATCTAAAATATATAAATAGCTTTTATATACATATTTTTCTTAATAATTAGTAAAAATAATATAAAATATAAAATATAAAATATAAAATATAAAATATTTTAAAATGCTCTTTCAATAGTAGTAATTCTGGTTTCTAAAATACTTATTTTATTAATTAATTCTTGTATTTGAATATTTTGTTTGTTTATGATATTAATTAAATCATAATTTATTGTTGTATTATTTGTTGTTGCATTATTTGTTGCTTCAGCAAAATTTAATACATTTTTAATAGTTTCAACATTATTATCTAATTCTTTCAAAGCTGCTAAACAATATATAAAAATAGAATTATAATTTAAGCTATATGGAGTTTGTTCATTGCCGTTAATTACACTAAATTTAAGTTCTTCAATTTGTTGAACATCTTGGGCTATTAAACCTGCTTCTATTATATATGGCTCATTTAGTTGTCCTCTATAATGTAGTTCTTTAAAATTGCTTGTTTTCTGGTATATTTGAGGTTTTAATTGTCTAATTGCTAATAAAGCATTAACAATATTTTGTTCATTATGTTTCAATCTATCATCAGAACGAAGCGTAATATAACCTGTTCCTACACTAGAACCTACTATTGTTGTTCCTGTTCCTGTTGTTCCTGATCCTCTAACATTTAGAGAACCGTCTATCCATATATTTCCACTTGTATTTATTGAAATATCACCACCACTTATAGAAGGATAAATAACACGTACATATAAATTTGGTGAATTTAAAGACCCATCAATTCTTACATTTCCATTAATGCTTATATCGTTATTTAAAATTGGTCTAATAGATTTTACATATAAATTAGTATTACAACTTATATCCATAGAAGTTAAATTAGTAAAACTTCCACTAATACAGTTTAAAAATGACGTGCTTATATCTTGACATCTTACTGAAGTAGAATCACTAGTGGTACATTTACTATTAGTAGTAGTAATTCCACTATTATCAATAGTGGTATTAGCAGTTCTAAAAATAGAACTATTTATTGTACCGCTAACATCTATTTCATAAAAAGGAGAACTTACATTTACTCCAATTCTACTATTTTTTGTATCAATACAAACTACTTTGTCTGTTGGACTAATAATATTATCAACTAAAGCACTAACACTTGTTGCTATTTTATTTTGTGCCGCCATGCTATTTAATTATATTTGAGATAATTAAATAACATATTAAACATTATTAAAAACTATTAAAAATAAAACTATTAAAAACCAAATTTTTGTTCTAATGTTTTGTTTGTTTTATTTGAATAAATTGGGTGTTGAATAGGTTTATGCATTGAACTTGCATCTTCTTTATATTTTAAATATGAAACGGCTTCATTATAAACACTTGGAATACAGTAATTCAAAACATGACTATTTAATTCTTCTATTTGTTTTTCTATATTTGTGTCTAAATTTTTTGAATATTGTAAATACATAGATCTCATAACTAATACCACCTGATCTTCTGCTTGTTTATCTATTAATATACGTTGATTTGATTTATCATACACTCCTTTACGAATACTATTTTGTATTAACTCTATATTTTTTTTGGAAAAATAGTTTGTTGACAACTGCGACCTTTCAAAATTACCAGCTAATACATTTTGATAATTAGTATTTGTATTTATAGGAATTTTATCCATCATAGAAAATTGAGTAGCTATATTAGGTCCCATTATATTTACTTTTCCATTGTATTGGTTCATAATAGACTATTTTAAATAATAAAATATTTTATTTCTAATAATTTTTTCTATTATATTATATTATTATTTATATAATTAAAATAATTTATATAATTAAAATAATTAAATTAATATAATAATAATATAAATATGTTAACAACTTTCAATAAAAGTGTACTGTTTATTTCTACAATATTATTAATAATAGGATTAATTATTGTTGCAAATTTTATAATGTCAAATAAATTAACTGAAGTATATCCACCAGTTGTAAGTGATTGCCCTGATTATTGGGATGTAGATTATGATAATCAAGGAAAAAAACACTGTAAAAATAATACATATATAAATGATGGCCATTCAACAACAACTTGTCGCTCATATCCACATGCACTATTTTCTGCAAACGGTTCTTCGCCAGATGATGTAATTTGTGAAAAGTCTAAATGGGCAAAAGGTTGCAATATACACTGGGATGGAATTACAAATAATCCCAAAGCATGTGTAAATACTTCTATATAGTTTTAATAACTATACTAACTATAATAACTATATAAAATTTTATATTTACAATATATATAACTATAAAATATATGGTAAATTATGAAGTTAACTATTTTGACATTAGTGAAGGTATAACTGATATAAGTCAACTATATGTTCCAGCTCTTAAAGAAAATGTTCCTTGGGGTATTCATTCAACATATATTTATAAAGAAACTACTTTAGCGCCTCAATTTAATAGCGGTATTAATAAACATTTAGTTATTGAAAACAAAACTTTGACTGGTAATATTATTTTAAAAACACATACATCTGGAAGAACTATTATACAAGATAAATTAGATGTTAAAGAACTAAGGTTTAATAATGTGGTGACTAATATTGCTACAACTGATTTTTCCCCATTTATGTATAATATTGGAAGTACTATTTATATAAATGGAGGATTAACAGTCAGTGGTGGAAATTTTAATTTGTTTAAAGGAGTTGCAGGAGAAACTAGTCAATTGAATGAGCCGAGAATAAATAATCCTACAATAAATAATGGGTTATTTATTAGCGGTGAAATAATTGGTGCGCAAATTAGAAACTCAACAATAAGTGGTGATTCTATTACTAGTAATTCTATAACAACAAGTAAAATTCTTGATTTTAATATTACAGAAAGTAAACTTGCTACTAATTCAGTGTCTACTATTAAAATAGCAGACAATGCAATAACAAATATTAAAATAGCCAATGGTACTATTGGTAATACTAAATATGGTCCTAAAAGTATTACATATGATAAAATTGCCGACGGCACTATTAGTAATGCTAACTATGGTTTAGCAAGCATTACATATGATAAAATTGCTAATGCTACTATTAGAGGAGAAAATATTGCTCTAGCTACTATTTCAGGAGAAAATATTGCTCTTGCTTCTATTACAGGAGCAAATATTGATATTGCTACTATTAGTATAACAGGAACAAATATTGTTAATAATTCAATTAATTCAGAGCATATAATTGATGGTTCTATTTTAGGAACAGATATTTGTAATCTTACTATTACAGAAAGCAAACTTGCACCTAATTCAGTTAGTAGTGTTAAAATAGTAGACAATGCAATAACGAATGCTAAAATACAAGACAATACTATATCCGGGTCTAAGATTACCGACAATACTATTAATAATTCTAAAATACAAGACAATACAATAACTAATACTAAAATTTTTCCTGCTACTATTACAGGAACTAGCATTGCTAGTAATTCAATTAATTCAGGGCATATAATTGACGGTTCTATTTTAGGAACAGATATTTGTAATCTTACTATTACAGAAAACAAACTTGCATCTAATTCAGTTAGTAGTGTTAAAATAGTAGACAATACAATAACGAATGCTAAAATAGTAGACAATAATATATCAGGGTCTAAGATTGCTGACAATACTATTAATAATTCTAAAATGCAAGACAATACAATTAATAATTCTAAAATACAAGACAATACAATTAATAATTCTAAACTACTAGACAATACAATAACTAATACTAAAATACAAGACAATACAATTAATAATTCTAAAATGCTAGACAATACAATAACTAATACTAAAATACAAGACAATACAATAACTACTAATAAAATAGCAGATGCTAATGTTACATATGCTAAATTAAATAGTAATATAACAACTGTTTTAGACGCAAAAGCACCTATTGCAAATCCAACATTTACAGGAAATGTTACAGCAAACAATATTAAAATAAATGGACAAAATAATTCACTAGAATTAGGTGCTGGTGTTGGTAATAAATCAAGTCAAGCAGGTCATATTGGTTATGGTATATCAGCAAACGGAAGTTTAGATATACACGGTGCTTCAATCTATTCAGGTGGTCCAAAATTAGTTAGAATATGGAATTCTTTATATATTGACAGTACTGCGGGTTATAATGGTGTAGGTAGTGGTCTTGTTGTTTGCTCCACTGAAGGAAGTAATGGCGAATATGTGACAAATATGAAACCGCTTGGTAACACATATATAGAAATGGCTAGATATAACTTTGATTATAATAATAATTTACTATATAATAGAGGAGCAATTGGCTTTAACTATTTTAATAGTGATATAAGACAAAAAACTAATATTGCAGAACCACTAATAAACAATGCTTGTGAATATATTAAAAAGATAGAATTTAAAAGCTTTAACTGGAAAGAAAATGTTGATACAAATAAAACAAAATGTGAATTAGGTGTTATAGCACAACAATTGGAAAGTGTTTACCCAAAATTTATAAATATAAATTATGATGAGCAAGAGCCTAAAGATGAGACAAAACATAAATCTATAAATACAAATGTATTTTCAACTTTTATGATGAAAGGTATTCAAGAATTAATTTTAGAAAATATACAATTGAAAAAGGACAATGAATTAATGAAAAAAGATATTGAATTAATAAAACAACATTTGGGACTTTAATCAAAAATAATTGTATTACATTTTATTTAATGTAATTTTATTTTATTTTATTTTATTTTATTTTATTTTATTTTATTTCATTTAATAAAATTACATTTTATTTTACTAGTTTTTATATTAATTAAATATAGAAACTAGTTGGTTGTTATGTCAATAACAAATAAATTAGTAGCAAATATAAAACAAACACAAGTTGATATAAATAAGTTTACAGACACAAATAATGTTATATGTATTGATACATCTAATAATCGTATTGGTATAAATACTAAAACTCCACGCTATTCTATTGATATATGTGGCACTAATAATAAAATTTTTGTAAGTAATTTAGAAGTGGCACAAAATGCTAATATTTTTTCTATAAGCGGGACTACTATAAATTGTGTTGATGGCAGTTTTACACGCAATTTAGACACAAGCTTTATTAATTTTAAAACTATTAGTGGGTCATTAATAAGAGCAACAACTATTTTAGGAATTTGCGGCGCAATAGTAGATTTAAGTGGTCATAATATTAAACTTAGTAATGAGCTGATAGCAGTTTCTATTAGCGCTGATACTATTAAGGCAAACAGTGTAAGTACTAATATTTATAATGTTGAAACAGGTTCTTTTAATATTATTAATGTTACAAGAACTGTTACAACTACTACTATTACTGGAGGAACTATAGTAGCGGTTAGTATAGTTGCAAATACTATAGATTGCAGTACTTTAACTGCAAACTTTATGCAAAGTAATAGAATAAACTGTGTGCAAACACTTTCGGCAGGAACTGTAAGCACAAATAATTTAATGTCAGCTTCAGGAGAAAAATTTTTTACACTTTCTGGTGGGCTATTCTATTTAGCTACTGGATTAGGAGATCAAAATATAGCTAATATACAAACTTTAATAAATGGCGAAATAGCTCGTCAATCAAATACTGAAGTTCGGACATCCCTTATTGTAGCTAACAAAGGGCTCATTGACGATTGTTGTATAAATACTTTACGAGTCACAACCTCTATTAATATTAATGGTCATTTAATACTACCACAACAAACTTCAGGAACTTCATATAATGGTTATTATGGAAGTTTAGCAATTAAGCAATTTGGTTTAATAAATAGTTTAACCTTATATAATAGTAACTCAAAATGGTCTAATATTTTTAGTGCAACGCATTATGCCACACTTGACTTAAGTGGTACTTCTAAAAACAATATAGCAACTTACATAATAGATTCCGGCGAAAGTTCTATTTTACCTAATTATAGATATATTCCAATAAAATTTAAAACTATAAATAATAATGCAGCAAAAACACAGTTATTTTCCATTAATAGTTCAAACAAATACATAGAAATAAGTAACACTGATTTGAGTTCAGGAATTTACGAAATAAATGCTAGTGTTACATTAAGTTATAATAATACTATAAGTGGTGACGTTGAGCCAAATGATTTTACATTTGGATTATATGATAATATAATTTTAGATTCTACTGATGCTAATATTAGTAATACTATTGAGATTTCTTATAACTATGTAAAAAATAAAAATCTTATATTGGCATTTGATAATAGTTATAATTATTCTAGTGTATCATTAAATTATATTGGTCCTTTATATTATACTCCTAATTCTAGTGTTAATAATACAAGAGGACTTTGTTATTTGGTAAGCTCACAAAAAGATATTTCTAATTTTAATGTAGAATATTTTAGTTCAACTATTAAACTCCTAAATTATGACACATAAGCATAATTTTTTGTAATTTTTTATAATTATTTTTGTTTTAAAGTAATTATAAAATTTATTATTTATTAATGACGACGTCTTGAACGTCTTGAACGTCTTGAACGTCTTGATTTTCTGGGTCTTCTTCGTCTTCTTGATCTTCTTCCTCCTACTGTTTCAGAAGCGCCAAGAGTGAGAGCAGTTTTTTCAGCATTCAATTTTGTAATTTTATTTGGATCATTATTAATATTATCTATTAAATTGTTTATAGCTGCTATAAATTCTTCTTTCTTTGTAATATAGTTAGCTTTAGCTGTATCTAGCTCGGCGCCCATTGTACTTTCATTTACTACAGTTGGAACTTCTTCCTCTACTACAGTTGGAACTTCTTCCTCTACTACAGTTGGAACTTTTTCCTCTACTACAATTTGATCTTCTTCATCATCACTATCAGACATTTTATATAAAATATACTAATATAAAAAAATTTATAAAATATAATAATCTCTAAACAAATAACTTTATTATTTATTAATGACGACGTCTTGATTTTCTGGGTCTTCTTCGTCTTCTTGATCTTCTTGATCTTCTTCCGCCTTTGCGCTCTGCAGACCCACTAGGCGGGGGAAAACTCGGGCTGGGCGAGTCAGACGGGGTGGGCGGTGAGGGTTCTGATGCTGGCTCATCGTCGCCGTTATCCTTAACTAGTTGATGCTGCTGCAGCGGTGGTCTGAGTTCATCTCTCGCAGCAATCAATTTACCAATAAAGGCATTTAAAGCCTCAACAAAAGGCGTTTCTGTTGCTTTATTTTTTGGATCATAAGCAGTGTTGGCGGCAGTAAATGTTCCTATTGCTTCTTCTAACCCGCTTTCTCCACCTTTCATTCTTCTGGTCATTCTTCTAGAACGTCTAGCCATTATAATATACTAATATAAAAAAAATTTATAAAATATAATAATCTCTAAACAAATAGACTAACAATAAACAAATTACTTAGTTTATTTTGATTGTTTTGATTGTTTTGATTGTTTTGATTGCTCTTCAACTTTATCAGTTTTATTAGGCAATTTTAAAAAGTCATTATACGCAACTTTCAATTCTTCAAGTTCTGTTAGCCACATTTCTTCTAAAGTTTGTGCTTTAATAGTTTCTAACTCAGTTTTCTTTTGTTCATGTTCTTTCATTAATTTTTCAACATTTTCCTTGCTTACCGAATCCATTGGCATTTTAATCAAATAATTAAAGTCACCATTTTCTCCTAAATCAAATTTAAAATTTGTTAAGATTGTAACAATCTCTTCCTTAGACTTTTTCCGCAAGTCAATAGTACTATCTAAATTATATTGAATAAAACGCGCTTTTGAGGTTAATATGTTAAGTTCTTTGTCAAGCTTCACAATAATATATGCTTTACGCTGTGCATAATAGTCATATCTAATAGCATAATAAGCATCAATAATTTCATAAACAGTTTGATATTTACGCAATTGCTCTTTTTCATTAAACAAATGCATATTTGTTGTAGATTGAATGCAATAAAGTTTCAAGTATTTTTCAATACCTTCAATATTATAGTCGTGCTTTTCTAACAACAATTTACTCATTACTCCTGGATAAAATGTAATTTCAAATTCAACATTTAAATCAGTTGACATGTCCTTAAAATCTTTAATTAGTTCTTCTTTGTTTCCTGTTTTAACAGTTCCTGAACCAGTGTTACTATTGAGTCGTTGTTCTAAAAATTCCTTATAGTCTTGCGTCCATGTTCCAATAGGTAGTTCAGTAACGCGAATTTTATCATTACCGACTATTTCATAACACCCTTTAATAACATATTTATTAGCTTGGTCGTCACATGGATAAATCGTTCCTTTAAATCCTTGATAATATGGTTCAATTAGTAACGACTTCATATTTGCATTTTTAAGTTTGCATATTAAATAATCAATAATTTGAATAGGATTATAACACATAATATCTGTGCTAAATCCTGTTCCAATTCCTTTTGCACCATTTACAAGAACTATTGGAATGATTGGAACATAATAAATTGGCTCAACGCACACTCCGTCATCTTCATTATATTTAAGGACATAATCGTCTAATTCAGGAAATAGTTTCCGTGTAATTGGATTCAAATATGTATAAATGTACCTTTCAGATGCTGCATCCCTACCTGCCCCCATTAAACGTGTTCCAAACTGACCACAAGGCATAAATAAATTAATATTATTTGAACCAACATAATTTTGTGCTAATCCAATAATAGCACCATTTAAGCTTGCTTCACCGTGATGATAACATGAATGTTCCGAAACGTAACCGCTAAATTGCGCTACTTTCATTTCAGATGTTAAATTTTTCTTAAAACCAGCATACAAGATTTTCCGCAAACTGATTTTTAGTCCATCACATATATTAGGAATTGAGCGATCATTATCATATTTTGAAAAATGTATCATATCATTATTAATAAACTCTTCATATGTCACTTCTGGGTTGGACGTATTTAAATATACATTTCGGTCATAATGTGAGAGCCAATTTTTGCGATCATCTGCTCGCTTCTTATTAAATACCATATCAATTGTTTGCCTTGAAGTTTCGGTGCTCTTAAAATTTACAATTTTCTTCTTTAAAAAGTATTCTTTAAACTCTTTGCTAGTGCTTGTTCCCAAACCTTTGTAATATTTAATAGACCACTTACTACTATCTTGCTGTCCATTCTCTCTCCAATTCATATATTCACCATTATTGTAAAATTCAAGTGTTGTTTTGCCTTTTGTTGCCTTTAAAATGGGAGTATTCATGTAGCCAATAAAATTGGGAATTTGAATTAAAGACTTCCATTCACTATCAATCATATTTATGCCAAGACCTTTAATATGGCTTCCATCTAAATCTTGATCTGTCATAAATAATAATTTTCCATATCGCAATTTATTAGTAACGTCATTTGCTGAATATTCTTTACCGTGTTCTAAACCAAGGATTTGCTTAATTTCAGTAATTTCTTTATTTTCCGAAATTTTGGTAATGTTTTCACCACGAATATTAAACATTTTGCCTTTCATTGGATAAACTCCAATAATATTACGGTCTTCACGTGACAATCCAGAAATAATACCTGATTTTGCGGAATCTCCTTCACACAAGATTAATATACACTCATTTGATTTAGCTGTTCCTGCATAATTTGCATCTACAAGCTTAGGAATATTACGAATAGTTTTACACTTTGTGCCATCTGTTTTTTTGGCCGCTTTATTTTCTTTTACTTCTGTTAAACTACAAGCAACTGACATAACACCCATTTTTGCCAATTTTTCAATAAACTTTGAGCTAACTTCGCAAGACGAACCAAAATTTGAAACCGCAGTGTTTAAATAGTCTTTTGTTTGGCTATCAAACGCCGGATTTTCAATGGTGCAATTTACAAATATCATAAGTTGTTCTTTAATTGATGCTGGTTTAACTTCAACATGCTTTTTCTCTTTGATGTAAAGAGTTAGTTTTTTTACTAATTGTCCAACAATATATTCTACGTGCTTTCCACCTTTAGAGGTATGAATCCCATTTACAAAACTGACTTGTGTAAATTCCTCATTTGGTGCTAGGCAAACAGTATATTCCCATCGTTCATTTGCTTTTTCATACAAACGTGGATGTTCACTTTTGCAACCAATATAAAGATTTGCATAACTTTCAAAATCTTTTACATCTGGGTCTAGTTTAAGTGTATTATACTTGACTTTAACATATTTATCTGTAACAGCAGCAATATCAAAAATTCGCCGAATTAATAATGCTTTAAAATCACTGTTAAAATTGCCTTCTGTTAAACCAAGTCGCTTAAAATCGGGCTTAAAACTAACACTTGTATAAGGTTTGCCTTTACATTTAGTGATTGTTGGTTTTTCAATAATGTTTAAGTTATCTTTAAATTCTTGTACGTATTTTTGACCAGTTTTAGCATCTACTGTTTCAATTTTACCCCATGATGACCATATTAAAACTAATTTGAATCCAAATCCGTTTTTTCCTCCAACTACTTTTTTCTCGGTTTTATCATAATTAGTCGAAGTCCTCATATGTGCAAAAATTAGTTCTGGAATCCATACACCATATTCAGAATGAATAGAAACATCAATACCATTACCGTCATTTGTTAATGTAATAATTCCGTCATCAGCAATTGTGATTGCTATGTTTGTTACAGGATAATTTACTTCATTAGTTTCTTGACTACTAGCAATTAATTGTTCCATTCTTAGCACATGATCACGACAATTAACAATTGCTTCATCAAATAGTTTATATAGTCCTGGAATGAAATTAATATTTTTTTCTACAATTTTCTTATTTACTTCATCGTAAATATACATATTTGACATTATTTGTTCAATAGAACCAATATAGGTATCTGGATTGTCTAATACATGCTCTTTGTCTGTTTTTTTTTGATATTTTTTATCTATATTAGCTTTAGATGTCATAATGTATTAGTAATAATATTATTAGTAATAAATAATATTTATACTATTTATCAATTTTATTTATTAAAATTATAGTATTATTTACGAATATATTACATTAATTTTTTTAATACTATATACAAATACTAATAATGTCTACTTGTTTTCCATTAAATAGTAGTTATAGTGAAATTAGTAATAATAAATATATTTTCAATAATAATTATACTACTAATATTTCATATGGATTATATGATACTTCAAATAATCTAAACTATATTATTAGAAATGTTAGTAACAAATATCCACTAACATTTTATGATAGTTCTGTTAATAGTCTTAATACTAGTGTATCAAATATAGTAACATTTGAGCCTTTAAATAAAAATGTTCCAATAATAATTTATGTATCAAAAGGACAAGATTATAGTTTTAATAATAATGACTTTTTTAGATTTTACGACAGCTCATTTCAACTTTTAAATATTAACCATTATAGAAGAATAACCTATGACAGTTCGCTAACTGATGTACATAGTAATTTTTATTTTATGAATAAACAGCGTTACAAATTTATTGCAACAACGGATTTTTGCTCTAATCAACCTTTTAGAATTTATGGAAATTCACCATTGGCTATTGATAATAGTCTTAATCAGGTTGGTACTAGTTTTGAAATTACTATACCATACAATGCTGATAATAGCATTAATAAACTCTTTTATACTGATATTGACACAAACAATACAAATGATGTTTGTGGTAATTTATTCATATTGAAAGATGTTAGTTATAGTTATTATTATGGTGATATAAGTTTTTCAATTACTAATTATAGAGATGTAAGTACAACTTATATCTCACTAAAATCTTATAATTTTGGCTATTCAACAATTTCTGGTTATGGAAATATTTCTATTAGTAATAATAATTTATTTTATTATTCAGATTCTTGTCGCTATATTACTCTAGGGTATACAATAGCTTCTTATGAGTTGTTAAATAAAATAAGCGCAATTGATTTATCAGTTAATACCAATAATAGTTTTAAGGTAGGATTGAATAAAAATAGACATTTAAGTAATTCAACTTTTAATTATGATTTAAGCTATGGTCTAACAATTAAAGATTATATTATTATTGATATATCTAAAAATTATCCATTAAGATTACTTAATAGAGAGGCTAGCAATAACATTTACATAGATGAGACGTATCAAGTTAATAGATTGGGAATTGACAATTATATTATTGATGGTATTAATTCAAAATTTTATTATGGCTCTCTAAAAATAAAAGTAGTTAGTGCTTTTACACTACCAGTAAAAGTGCAATTTTTGTCAATTTCAAATAATAATATTGATGCTTCGTATATAGCAACGTTTATATATGATAGTTCTAGTACACCATTAGTACAAAACCATATTGTATATGATTTTTCAAACAATTCAAGGTCATATTATGATTTTTCTAATACTAATTTACAAGTAAGAAATCAATATGGTATTTTATACAATGAAAATAGTTATAGTGATGCAAGTAATATATTAAATTTAAATTTAAATACTAACTACACAGAGCTATCTTATTATTCTAGAGACAAATTGTCAAATGTGTTAACACATTTGGTTTCAATAACACCATCAATTGATTTAATTAATAATGAATTAAGTAACAATTTTCTAAACAAACCTTTTTATATTTACTATAATGTTATAGATTATGAAAATAATTCTATACAAAACATTAGAATAATAAATCTTAATGCTGGTCCTATTATTGAAATAAGTAATAATTATAATAATAATAGCATTTTTAATTTTAATATTAACACCAATTCTAATGCAAATAGTTATAATTTTTATGATGACATTAAAGTTTACATATATGATAAAAGTAAAAATAAAATTTTTATTCCCTTTGAAATAACACTTACTGGGAGTTATATTAGTAACTCAAATACAAGGACTCGCAATACAATTAGTAAAGTCTATAATTATGATACAACATTAAATAATATACAAAATAACTATTATTCAACATTTAGTAGCAATGTTAAGTTTGATAGCAACTTTAATAAGATCGAGCTTACAAATATAGATTTTTCGTCTATTATTATTAATAATATTACTACTAGTCTACTTACAACAATTAATACAATTACTCCTTCTTATAAACTCATTTCATATTACAATAATAATGATGTTCAAATAAATATAACTGATTCTAGCAAAAATTTTATTAATAAAATCACATTTAGAAAGCCTGGTTTTATAACAGAATTTGTAATAGATAATAGTTTTGATGCTTCTTTTATAATCTATAATTTTAATTTATACACACCTGAAACCGGAAGTTATAGAATAAATGTTTCACTGGGTCTAAATCCTACTAAGTTTTTTTTCAATGCATATGACACCTCGTTAAATACAATTAGTATAAGTGGCAATTTTGTTAAACCTAAATTTTTCATAGAACCACTAAGTGGAAGCACCGACCCCACAGAATATATTGATTTATCATATATTGGCAATTATGATTTAACTATTAGTACGAAAAGTTTAACTACTAGCGATTATTATTGGAAGACATATGGTGCTAAATTTTTTGATATGTCTATAACAAATATTACAAAAACATATACTATAAGAGTAGGAGATACATCATCACCTAGTTTAACATTTTATGATATTAGTGGTAAAATATTAACAAATCTTAACTATTTTAAATTATTATTTCCTATAACACGCAGGTTTAATTTATTGGAAGATATATGTTTTGCTAGATTGTCTAATTTCATTACTAGAAGCAATGAATACGTAGAAAACAAACCTGTATTATTATATGATGATAGTTCTATATATGATTTATGTAAAAATGATTTAAGTTATAGTTATACTACATCCCCTAATATAACTTTTAGTTCTATTACAAATGACCTTAGTATAAATAATTCTAGTATTAGTGATGCCAGTTGTATTATAAATTATAGGCTACGAGATTTGTGCTTCAATTATTCGACAGGTATTTCATTAGAATTAAACTTTATAAATATACCAGATATTAGATTGACTGGACAATCTATAGTAACACTTAATTATGTTAATGATCTAAGTTATAGAGACAATGGGTTAACATTTATTACCCCTCCTTCAATTTACACTCCTACTTATATTTATAGTAAAACTACTTTACCTATTAATTTAACTGAAGCCAGTAATCTTATAATTAATACTTCAACATATAGTATAACTGGAACTAGTGATATATGTTTTTCTAGGCTTGGAAATAATTATTTTAAATATACTATTCAAAAGACTGGTTCTCCTAACATAGTAAGTCTGCAGCGTTTGATTAAAATAGTAGATATTTCAAGTCCGACTATTAATTTTCCAACTATAAATTTTACTATTGATGGTTCAGCTGGACTACCAACCAATTATACTAGTATATCAAATATTCGGAATAATAACTATTCAATTGATAATAGTGCTACTAAATATATTGATTTAAGTTTTACTGTAAATACATATTTTAATGATTTAAGCAGTGTATTATACAATTTTGATTTATGTGATAATTATTTTAATACTAGTGATTTGTCATTTACATTAAGTGTATTTAATAATAGCACTAGTTTTGTTTTTTCAGATATTAGTAATTATTGTGACAGTTCTGGATGGTTAAATAAAGTAACCTATCCAGTTCGCAATGATATTAGCAATAGCAATTATTTAATTCCAATAACGTTTAAATATACTTTAATAGATGGGTGCAACAATCGTTTTGTATTTAATAGAATAGTAAACATAAGAGATGACATCGACCCTTCTATTAATTTTAATTTTACTACTTGTTATAATAATGTAAACCATATTTATAGAGATTATAGCTATGTTCAATTTGCTAATTTTAATATAGATTTTTCATATGTAGCGTTTAATTATACAAAATCACAAACACCACCTAACAATAATAATTTTGATTTTAATGCGGAAATTAATTCAATAATACGCGATTATACTATTAGTGATAATTTTGGAACTATTGAAAAAACTCCTAAAAATGTAACTATAACAGTAAGCGGTTCTAGTTTGCTTCCAAATGATAATAAAATAATAAACATAAGTAATCCCACAAATGATAATTCTATTAATGCACTTTTTTCAAAAATAAATACTAGTTTTAAGCTGTACTATGACATAAGTGATAACCAAAATAACCATATACAAGTTATAAGAAACGTCAATATTGTGGATGCTATTGGCGACCCAAGTCGCAATTTTAAATTTAGTTATACAAATGCTATTAATTCATTAAATATTAGTTTTGGCGTTACAAGCTTAACAATGAAAGAAGGTATAGATATTTCTGTAAATCATTTTCGTCTTACTAATAGTGATATAAGCTATGATATAAGTTATAGATTTGTTAATATTAATAATACTCCAAGTCTTTATATTAATTCAATAAGCGGAAACGGTGTGTATGATCCATCTGCGTTAATATATAATTTGGGTCCATTTAATTCATTTGGACTACAAGCCCGTGAGTTTAGTCATAATATGTTATATTATCCGATTAAATCAAATAGGTCAACCACAGATATTAGTAATTATAAAATTTTAACGGTAACACTAAAAAATGTTGGTCCTATTGTATCTTTTGGTGCAAGCAATGAAATAACTCAACAAAGTTACACTCCAATAAGTGATTCTGCTTTTATTTTTGGTGTTACAAGTTTTAGCAAATATGATGAGTTTTATTATTATCGTTACAAACAAACTATAAGCTATAGTGGAACAAATTTCAAAGTTATTTTAGACAGCTCATTGAATGTAGACGACCCAGCTAGTGGAACTTATAACATAATTTATTACTCAAAGGATAGCAATAATGTAGATATTAGTAGCAGTCGCAAATTAATAGTTAGGGATAGTCAAGCACCAACTATTAGAACTATTTGCGGAGATAACATATATCAAACATTAAATACTGTTTGGACGTTAGACATGGACTCTGTATATATTGAATATGGTGCTTTAGTATATGATAGTGCTACAAAAAAGTCCAGTTATTTTAATAATCAAACTTCTTCAAGCACAACACTAGAGATTAGTGGTAGTTTATATAATCCATACAAACTAATTGATGGAATCAAGTATTCTATTAGTTATAGAAAAATAACACCAACTACAAATGGCACAATAAGTTATAGTACAATAAGTTATAGTTTAATTAGTACAGCAAATCCAGATATTTGTTATCAAGTAATATACAGTATTTATGATTTATGCGACAATGAAACAAGCGCTACTAGAATTATAAATATACTTAGAAATTATCGTCCTTTATTGTATCCATATATTGAAATAGATATAACCACACTACAAGCTAGTTCAAAATATTATTATTATTTATTAAAAGACTTGAGCAATGTTGACATCTCTCTAACACGAGTAAATAAATTTATTCCAAGTAACGGCATTCTAGATATTAGTTATGACTTAAGTTTGTCATTTGTTAATAACAACACTAAAATTATTACTTGTGAAGCTATAAAACCCATTGTTTTTAATAAAACAATGAAGTCAAATTATATACGATTTAAGTTACATGCAAAATCATATGATGGTTCTAGAAATTCTTATGATAGTAGTATTAATTCAACTATTAGTACTTATGTTGATTATTCTATAAATAGTCTAAAAGTTTTCAATTCTACAATAGATTATCAAGTAATAACTTTTTATGCTATTGATAATTGTCAAAATATATTAACTCAACAACAAAATAGTATTACTTTTTATTTAAAAATTATTCATACAAAGCCTTATACCGTAAAAAAATTAATTAATATAAATTTTACTGATCCAAACAGGCTTGAATATCCTCTATTATCTAGCTTAGCAATTAGTAGATTAATTTCTGATATTAATTATTTTGATAGTTATGAAAACACTTATTTAAATTATATAAATTATTATAAAAAAGTACGCGCACTTAATTATGATACTTCAAATATTGTTTTAATAGACCCAGGAATAAATATTGATGATATTGTAGATGGAAGTGTAAATTATATTAATGGACTATTTGAACCTAGCAATAATACTTATGTTGTTAGTGATATTAGTCTTACATATTTTAAAGCGCCTTCCTATATTGATGTATCCAATGTTTTAACACTTTCTGGAGTATACATTCAAAATTATAATATAAAAGATAAAATAGACACTATTCTTGATGTTTCAAGAATAATTATTGTTAAATCATTTAGACCTGTTATAAGATTAAATTACCAAAAAGATGCAAATAGTAATGACTATGTAAGCTATTTGTCACAAAAATATGAAAAATACATAGAAAAAAATGGTTATGTGAGAGATTTTAGTGATATTGACATTTGTTTTACTAAAGTTAATATTGATTATACTAATTTAAATGAAAATAGTGATGGTTCATATACACTAGTCTATAGTGTAACAAATAGTTCTAATATTCAAGGTACAGCAAAAAGAAATGTTGAAGTATATAGTCCTATTGTATTAGAAAAAAACGTTAAAATTAACTTTGTAAATTTGCTAACAAATACTACAACTTTTAACAATAATTCAAAATTTAGTTTAGGCAATGGCATATACAAGTTTGACGTTTCCACAAATTATGCTTTTAAATTAGTAACACGTGATTTTGATACTAGTATGGCAATATATGATGTAAGTAATTTAATAAATCTAACAAGCGATACTTCATATAATGTAAATGGTGAAAACTATTATTATGGAAACAATGTTACTTTAACAATAAGTGGCAATTTTGAGAGATGTTCTCTCAAATTTTATCCTAATACTAGTAGTACAATTGCTAATCCATTTAAAAGTTATTTAAAAAACAATGAGTTTCGCTATTTTTTTATATATGATAATGCAAATTATTTCATAAATTTACAAAGCTATTATAATAATTTGAGAGATGTTAACAATGTTATTGACAGTTCTAAGTCATTTATAGTGGATGTGAGTAATTTAAATAATTCTGTTTCAAGTTTGCCCCCCTTTTTTACTATTAATGGTTTAAAACAAGATTTGCACTTGACATATGGTGTTTATAGATTTCAACAAACCACATTTAAAAATTTTTATAATGCAATCAAATTTTCTACTACACCCGATGGAACACATAATGGTGGAATAGAATATACTAACACAGTTTTTACACAAAATTTGCCAGGTGTATCAAGACCGTTGTTATCAAGCTATAATACTTCTAGTATATATACTCAAATTAGCATTAATGCAACTACACCTACAATATTATATTATTATTCTGAAAAGTTTAAAAATATGGGAGGCAAAATTATTGTTAAAAACAACATTGTATTTTTAAAAAATGTTACCATTTTAAATAGTTTTATTCTTACCAATCAGACTAGAATATTATTTAATGATTCAGGTAATTTTTTAAATACAAGTAATGAAGTAATGAAAAATAGAATCGTCTTAAATCAACGTTTTGATGCTTCGCTAAATAGTGTAACTGTAAACACTATTAGTAATATAAATATATGTTGTGTCACGCAACAAAATCTACGATATAATATATTGTATGATTTAAATCAACATCCAAATAGATTGGTTTTTCAAAAATATAATGAAATGTCTAATAATAATATTAACATTGGTGCTAGTCCTTATTATTTATTGGATGTATCAAATAATAATTCAAGTTTTAATGCTAACTATAATAGTTATATTACATATTTTAATAGCATTTATGAATCCTCTTTTGCTCTTATAAAAAACCCAGACTTAACTGATTATGATAGAAGTTTGAAAAACGTATTTTACAACAGTGCTATTTATAATAGCAATTACACTATTAATACAAATAGTAATACAAGCATTACAAGTGCTAATAATGCAACAAGTGCTACTCTACTAAATAATGAAATTTTTAATTATATTAATTTTTTTAAAAGGAACAATGTTATACCATCAAAAGTATTGGTAAAAGATTTTAGTTATAGTATTAGTGAATTTTTATTTGCTAGACCAAGTGCGCTATTAAATTTGGGCTCTTCAAATATTTATAATTATAGTTCTGTAAACACTTCTTATTTGTTAGCACCGCGAATAAAAGCAACAAACATTATTGATAATTATGCTATGTTTACATTAGATGTAGACTATGCTAATTTACGCTTTCAAAATTTTGAAGTTCTAGTATATAGTTCAAGCTTTACAACTTTTCCTAATTCATCAACTTCTATTAGCATGGATAGGGTAATTTTTTACAGTGGTTCGCTTGTTATTGCAAATAACATGCTATATTCAACATATGTAAGTGGATTTTATGATGGTTCAAGCATTTTTAATAAAATTTATGCAACTACAAATGAAAATGAAAATGAAAATGAAAATGAAACTTTGACTAATAGAGAGACTACTATTCAAAATATGGTTTTCTTAAATATAATAGACGCCAGTTCAACTAGCTCTATTTGTGGTTTAACAAAGCAAAATATATATAATAATATGTATTTAGATGAAAGTAATAACTTTATTTTCCACAAATATAATGAACGTACTATTGTAAATTATCAAGTTAACGATTCCAATCTAACATTGGCAAAAACATTGAGAGAAAACTCTAATAATGACTATTATTTATTAGATGTATGTTCTAATAGTTTTTACAATAGTTTTAACAATGATGGACTAACAGTTGAAGCATTAGAAAGTTTAGTAAATAATACAAACTATAGTATAGCATTATCATATAAAATATATGATGAAGTGGATGTAAGCATTAATTTTAATATGTTGGCTTCACTCTACATTTTACCATTATATATTAATAATATTCCAATATATAGAAGAACTAATAATGTTTATAGCACAGAGTACAACTATAATACTGGCTCATATAGCATAACTAATAATGGAATTATAAGTGAAATAAGTATTAATGCTATTAGCACTTCAATCTATGGGAATTATAATTCTAGCTCAAAGACAATACTAAATGGTTTACATAGCAACACTTACTTGCTTGACTTAAATGACTATTTTGATATTAATCTAGTTGTTAATCGTTTTCAATCAGCATCAACAGATTTTACTACAAATAATATTAATCCAAAAAATTTGATTTATACACTAGTTGATTTAAGTTATATTAACAAATTTTCTTTAATAAATAGTGAGACATCTTATAACATTGTTTATGATAAAGTGAACATAACAATACTAAATAGCATGCAAATAAAAGTATTTTGTTTACATTTTAAATTTGTCTACTTGTTTACTATTTTAAATAGAATATGGAATAAAAGATATACTCCAAAAATTATTCCTTATAATATGACTGATAATATACAAATATATTCAGATTTTTACAGAGATTATAATTTTACAAATACTTCTTTTAAGAGCACGTTAAACACTTCAGGTATAACTCTTTTATATAGAGAGCTAATAAATAGCATAATAGGCTATATAACTATTTACAATGATTTAATTGCAAATTATGAATTATTTATAAAAATTGTAATTGTCATAAATCCAATTTATAATACTTATACCTTTAACACACTTATATTAGCTCAATTAGTGGAAGACATTAATAAACTTGTAGAAAATATTGATACTATTATTTTAAGTGAAGTAAGCAAGTTGCAAGATAGTTTGTTATTGCCTGATTCAACTATTTTTACTGAGTATAATGATATAAATAATATAGAATATACTTTGTCCAGTTTTTTTATGTTATATAATATAAGTCAAATAAGTATTTACAGGTGGAACTCTACTTTTAATACCAATTATAGTATTAGTGTAATTAATTATCCTAATTTTACCAACATGTTTGATATGACTAATTTAAATCCAACCATCTTTTTGACTAATTTTAAATATAACTTGAATTCACTAACTGAGTATTTAAATGAAGTAAGTACTGAAAACAGCAATGGAGGATTACAAGTATCAATTAATAATAATAGTAATATAGATTTGCAATTAGCTAGCGTAACCAATTTTACCCAATTTATTGAAAAAATTACCTCACTTTTAAATCACTTAGCTCCGTTAATAAATAACTATAATGCATTTGAAGTAGCTTCAAACAATATTAGGTATATTAATAATGATTTTGAACTCACTGGTTCGAAAATATTAATATATAGTAATTTATCAAATAACATTAATATTAAGTTTAATATAAAATATAAATCTAACTTTTTTAGCTATATTGACATTTCAACTATTGATTTAGATATTATTATACCAGATTTAACTCCTCCAACATTAACATTTAAAAATAATGATTTTAGTTTTAATCAAAATGACTTTATTGATAGCTCTATTAATAGTGTAATAACAAACTTAATACGTGATGTAAGTTATATTGATTTAAATCAAAGTTATGATTTAAGTATTAATAATACTTATTATAGTTATTATACAGATGTAACAGATGTTATTTCCTCTAATAATATACAAAATTCTTTGGTTTCAATTGACTTCCCATCAACAAATTTGGATTTTGGAACAAATATGTCACTGTTTATTGATATTTTATATACTGTAAAAGATAATGCAAATAATATTAATACTATTATTCGCAAATTAATTATTAATAAATCAGACGATGGTCCTAAATTTTTTTATTTTAATAATGGAAGTGTTTATGAAAAATTAAGCAGACTAAATCCAATACATAAACTTACAATAGATGAAAATATAACTATTGAGAAATTTAAAGCCGAACTCACAAATTTTATAGTAATAATTGACCCACGATTGGCGTTATCCAATAGTTATTTGACTAATACATCTATTGGTGTAAGTGAATTTGAAGTTTTTTATAGTAGGTCAGTACTAGATATTAATGTTATTAACATTTTTGATTTGTCAAATAGCGCAATTAAATATGCTAGTTATGATGTAACTAATAACAAATTTATGAATTCTAATGGACAAGAATTGGCGAATAGCAGCAAAATCATTTTAAAGGTTGGAAGTTATAATTTAATTTATATAAGCAAAACAAGCTCAATAACAAATCGTAGTAATAGTGAAAGCAGAATATTAACAATAAAAGAAGTTATTGTTATAGAAGAAACAGCTATTCCAACGCATTGTTGTTATCCTAAAGTTGAATATAAACCAATACAAGATAATTATAAATTGGGTTCTCAAAACTCAACTGTTATGAAACGTGCAAAATATATTATTAATAGAAATAGGTAACATATAATATTTAACATATAATATTTAAAAAAGGATTTAAAGCAACAAAAAAATAATATTTGAAAAAGGATTTAAAGCAACAAAAAAATAATATTTAAAAAAGGATTTAAAGCAACAAAAAAATAATATTTAAAAAAGGATTTAAAGCAACCAAAAATAATATTTAAAAAAGGATTTAAAGCAACCAAAAATAATATTTAAAATTGATAATTTTAATTCTTATTATTGTTAGTGTTAATAATAAGAATATTAATAAAACGATTATGAATTTTTCTAAGAATGAAATTAAAGTATATAATAATAGCGAACTAATATTATATCAACAAGTTCATTTAGACCTATTAGTTTCTGAATTAGCAGAAATTAAAAGTTTATTAACATTATTTAATAAACATGAAACACAATCCAAATTGCATAGCAAACAAAAATTATATGAAAAATATGAGAGAAAATTAACAGAAAAAATTAATAATGTTAAACGATTAGTGAAAAATACCAAAATTCGGTTAAATAATAATATAAATAAATGTATGAATAAGGCTTAAATTTAGAACATAATGTTCTATATCATTGGTTCTAAACTATCAATATTAAAAAGCGCACTAGTATTATTTATTTTTTTCTTGGCAATTTGATATTTTTCAAATAATGGATTTTTCAAGACATTTTGGGGTGTATGCTTATGAACAATGCGAGCTATCATTTTATATAGCTTAAAATCTGGATATCTCTCTGAACCGTCATTTTTATACAGTATATTTTTATTTTTGTCGTCATATACCCATTCTATTATTATTTTTTTAATAGAAGACTTGACTTTTTTTATGTTGTCTAAATCTTCAATAAAATAATCAAATAAACTGCACCCTAATCTGCATAAATCAAAGCTATAATTAGGGTCAATTCTGGGTTTATTTTCATTAAAATAAGGTTCACAATTATATTGGGTACTAGCATCCCCATCCTCTGAATAACTATCACTGCATATGAATTTATCTTTGAATCTATAAATAGCTCGACCAAAGTCTATTATTTTGTATATTTTACCAAATGTTGGTACTTTATAATGAATATTGTTGTATTTATAATATAAATACTTTTTCTCTGTAAAAACATATACAATATTGTTAGTATGAAGGTCATTATGAGTAAAATGAAATACTTTTTGGTACGTTATTAGTGTAAATAAAATTTGTAAAACAATTGACTCCCATTCGGCATCAGTTATTTTTTTACTTAAAATATAGGAATCAAGAGTATCTTCGCAACATTCTAAGACTATCATTTTAACTGGAAACTTGTTAATAGTACAATCAATATTATCATACATTGAATTGTTAGAACTTAAACCTTCACTGTCTGTATTTGACATTGTTGATTCGTTGCTAGTACTTGAACATATTGAGCCAGTATTTGAAGATCTAGAAGAACAAGTTTTTTCTGAATTATTTGTTTCATTAATGCTTGTATTTATAGCACTTGATTTATGTGAATTTTTTTCTATAATATTTAAATTTTCATATGTTAAACTGAGTTTGCTTTCTTCATCGTTTACACTAGTTATATAGTCTACACTTTCTTCATTGTTTAGATTCTCTTCACAGTCTACACTTTCTTCACAGTCTACACTTTCTTCATTATTTAGATTCTCTAGATTCTCTAGATCCTCTAGATTCTTCAGATTCTCTTCACATGTTATGTTTTCTTTGTTTTCTTCACAAGTATTTATAATACATAAATCTAATGCATCATCAGTCAATGGATTACTTATATTTAATAATAATGTTTTCTTATTTTTCTTTGTATTGTTGAAAAAATACTTTATTTTGTCATTATCTTCTAAAAAAAAGAGAGAGTTTCTATGGCTGTGAAAATAGTCTGATTCGGCTAAATATTCTATATCTTCTGATACATCCAATTTATAGTTATTTTTTATTCCTAAAAATCCACCATAATAATTTATTCCATTGTAAAAATTATAGTCATTTAGTAAGCAACTTGATAAAAATGAAAAAAAACCATCAATATATGCTGAATTGTTTGGATCACAAATTTTCTTATATTTTTCTTTATACTCTTTATTATTAATAGATGAAGCAGTTTGTTCACAAAATTTGGGTAATTCTAATATATTATAACTAGTTTCATATTTTCCAAGCATATATTTGACTGGATCAATTAAGGGACTAAATTTAACAAATATTTTTGTTTTTTGTTTGTTATTACTGCAATCTAACACTGTTGCAACAAATTTATTATAGCTCTCTTTTTCCAAAATAGAGTCAAGTTTGATTTTATTATTTAAATTTATAGAATTATAATTAGTATTATTTAATTGAAAATAATTGTCGTACAACGGTATATAATTTTGAATAGCTTCTAAATCTAAATAATCTTCTTTGTTAATTGCTTCAAATAGTTCTTTATTGTTATTTTTTCTATAATTTAATTCCATTTAATTAATTAATTATAATAATTTTTTTAATATATAACACAATTTAAATATTTATTAATTAGTTTAATTAGCTTAATTAATAGTTATTAGTTAATTAGTTTAAATATAAGTATATTTAATATAACTATTAAATAAGTAATTAGCAATGACATTAGAATTAAAAAAATTTGAAATTAAATCAATCAGTTTTAGGCCAGATGAAAATAAAGGTCCTGTTATTGTTTTAATAGGTCGGCGTGATACTGGCAAATCTTATTTAGTACGTGATTTACTTTACTATCATCAAGATATACCAATTGGAACTGTTATTAGTGGAACAGAAGCCGGTAATGGATTTTATGCCGAACATGTCCCTAAACTATTTATTCATGATGAATATAATACTGCTATTATAGAAAATATTTTAAAGCGACAAAAAACAGTAATGAAACAAGTTAAAAAAGAAGTAGAAGTTTATAAAAAATCTAATATTGACCCTCGGGCATTTGTGATTTTGGATGACTGTTTGTTTGATGCAACTTGGACTAAAGATAAAATGATGCGTTTACTATTTATGAACGGGCGTCATTGGAAGATAATGTTGGTCATCACTATGCAATATCCTTTAGGTATTCCCCCCAATTTGCGCACAAATATTGATTACGTTTTTATATTGCGTGAGCCATACATAGCAAATCGGCGGCGTATATATGAAAATTATGCTGGTATGTTTCCTACATTTGAGAGTTTTTGCCAAGTAATGGATCAATGCACTGAAAATTATGAATGTTTAGTAATTAACAATAATGCTAAATCAAATAAGTTGCATGACCAAATTTTTTGGTATAAAGCAGACCATCATAAAACATTCAAATTAGGGTCAAAAGAGTTTTGGGAAATTAGTAAAAATTTAGACTCTGATAATGAAGAAGAAATGTATGACCCAAACATAAGAGACAAGAAAAAAGGTCCCAAAATTAATGTGCGTAAAACTAAATGGTAATGTGTTTTTATTTAGTTATTTAGTTATTTAGTTTTTTAGTTTTTTAATTGTTATTTATTTAGTTTTAGTTTTAATTAATTTATTAATATATATAAATGTCTGATAGAGAAGCTTGGAGAGTTGGACTCGGACTCCATGGTAACCGTAACCGTCCAATTCCGGTTACTATGAATAGAATGGATAGAATATATGATAAAACTACAGGATATGAGCTTACACAATCAGAAATTAAAAGTTTTGAAGAAACTATCGAGCAATTAAGGCATGATCTTAGTAGTTCAAATAATGAAAATCTTGGTCTTAGAGAGCGAGTTATAAAAGCAGAACGCATTGTGAATGAACTAGAACGGGCTTCCAAATCATCTCATAATAAAAATCCATATCCACAAACACAAACTACTTCAGAATCTCTTAATACAGAACTTGCTGAGTTATGTAATTTCTATAAATTAAAAATTGACTTTCCAAATGAATTTTTCTGTCCTTTAACACAAGACATTATGGTCAATCCGGTTACAACCTCCAGCGGACATACATATGAATGGAGTGAAATTGCACAATGGTTTAAAGAAGGAAATAATAAAAACCCGGCAACAGGTTTGGAATTAAATAATACGTTATTGTATCCAAACCAAGCACTTCGCTCATCAATCAACAATTTTATTCCTACTTGTAAGCTTATTATAAATGAGCTTCGTAAAAAAGACGTTCTTAATAAAACACAAAGGTCTATAAGAATGCGTTCCGCACCGGCAGAATATGGCAGACGTTCAAAATTATATGTAAAACCCAATATAAGCACACGTTCAATGTTAGTTAGCAAAACCAGAACAAAATCCAAAGTTAAAGCCACTTCCAAATCTAGAGCATCAACTACAGCTAAAGCGCCATCTTCACCAAGGTTCATTCAAGAACTTGATGCGCAAGAATAATGCCTTATATTACGTTACAGCGGACTAAATATTAAAAATACACATATTAATATATGTGGGCGACCTACGATTATACTAACTTTCCAACTGTTTATGTAACTATTAGTGGTTCAATTGAGAGTCCGCGCGATTTTACACATTTTATAGAACAATGGTTGCAATTATTTAATAATGGTACAGCGTTCAATTTATATTTCAATACTATTAATTGTGGTTACATAAATATAAAATATGCTATTTTAATGGCCTATAAGATAAGACAATTTAAAAAAAACAAATATACTAATTTACAATTTAGCAAAATAACAGTAGCAAATAAATTTATATTAATTTTATTGCGTCTAATTTTTTATATAGAAGCACCAATTGCTCCTGTTGAAGTATATTATGAAAAAAATAAAATAATTAACAGCGAACATTTTTATCCACATTAAACATATTTTAGCTATTTTAATTATTTAAATGTTTTATTATATATAATGAGTTATAGTGAAGAAGACAAAGAATATTTATTAAAAATAATAAAAGCAGTAATTATAATTGAAACACATATAATAAATAACCCTAAGATTAAAGAATTTATATTGTCTATAGCAAATGATGATATAATAACAAAACTAGATACTATACAAAATGCGGAGTCACAAAATTATATAGCAAATAATAAATTGGAAGAAGATACTATATTTATCAGATTATCTAGCTTAGTAAATGCTATAATTTATATTACATATTTTCTCCATTTACTTACAGATTTTTATGCATATACAGAAGATGCAATGGGCAAAAATGACATAATATTTGGTACTACAAGTGTTTCAGAAATTAAAAATATTGTTCCGACTTTATTAACTAACAAACAAGCTATAATAGCCAAATTGTATTATGCTTACAATTCAAAATCAAAAAAAGAAGACATAGAATTTTATAATAAATTTTTTAATAGAATCAAAGTTAATCATGAATATACAAGTCGAAGTAATCCTATGGCTGCTGCTCCTAAAACTATCAAATATAGAAGACATAAACGAGGCTTTTTAAGACGTAAACGAGTCTCTAAGCGACGCCAATAATATAACAAAATAACAGTTTACATTTTAAACGCATATAGTGTTATAAAATGTAAAAGATGTAAATTAATTACTATTTTATTACAGTTCCTCTTTTTCGACTTCTTCTTCACCAAGTGTTGCCAGTTTTTCAGCACGTTCTTTTTGACGCCTTAAAATCTCTCCAATACCGTGGTCATTATTATCTTGTTTACCAACTAGCACATCTTCTGCTTCAAACAGCTCTTTGCGTAATTCAGCCGTAGTTGCATCATCATTTGAGCTATCACCAAACAATAAGTTTTTACCAGGAACATCCATTCTATCCGCATTAACTAAATTACCATTTTCATCAATTGTTTGCATTAATTTATTGCCTTCTTTTTCCGCTTTAGCAATATTCTCTCGTATTGCTTTTTGTTTACTTTCTTTTACACGCTGCTTGAATTGCTCTTTTGAAATTTCATCATTTTTCTTCTTTTGAGCCATTAAATCATTTAAATCTTTTTCTAAATATTCTACTTTACCCGTCTTATATGCTTCAGGATGAAACGGCATCCACATACCCACTTGACCAATATAAACATCATGATTTGGGTCAGTCTCTCGCAACATTTTACATTTTACTTCGGCTTCTTCTTGAGAACCAAATACTCCACGTACTTTAATTCCGCGTGTGTTAGTTTGAAAATTGTGTTGTGTACTATACTCTTTTTGCAATTCTTCTTCTTTAGCATCAACAAATGATTTATAATCATCTTCTAATGATGTTAAAAATAAATTTTCTTGCTCTTCTTCCACGAATTCTTCCATATCTTTTGTTAAACTATTAAAATCTAAGTTGTATTTGTATGCTAAAAAATTTAGAAACTGTGTATATTTATCAAATGTTTTTCTAAACTCGAAGTTCTTTAAGTACTTTTCAAAAAAATATAGCTCTTTCTTTTTAATATGATTTTCGGGTGAAATAAAGCTTAAACACACATATTTTTGACCACTAATTGGTCTGTCTTCGTCTAGTAAGTCAATAACTTTTTCTTTTGTTGAATTACTTGAATTAATGGGCTCCACTGGTTTAGCGGTTTTTTTATTAGTCATTTATAAAATATACTAAGTTATAATTTTTAAGTATTTATTTAATATAAATTAACTTTAGTAAATTAGTATAATAATTATTTTAATTGTAATATAATAATTATTTTAATTATACTAAATTTTTTTCTTTATTATTATAAAACATAATGAATTTTTCAATGAGCGAATTGATAAAAAGAGCAGTAAAATATTTAATTGAAGGTTTGATGGTTGCGATTGTTGCTTTTGTTATTCCGCAAAAGCAATTAAAATTTGATGAAATAGCAATTATTGGTTTGATGGCAGCTGCTACATTTTCTATATTAGATACATTTATACCATCTATGGGCGTTTCAGCACGTTCTGGTGCCGGTTTTGGTATTGGTGCTAATTTAGTAGGCTTTCCACGCATGGGTTAATAAATAGACTTATACATTAATACTTATACATTAATAGTTACACTGTAATAGTTACATTTAATTATTATAATTATAATAATATATTAATATAATAATATATTAATATAATAATTATTTTAATATATTAATATAATAACTATTTTAATATATTAAAATATGGCATTTACAAGATTTTATGATGACCCGTGTAGAATTCAAAAATATTTAGAAGAAACTACTAACATTGGAAACTATAGTATAAATGTCCCGGGAAATGGCACATCACCAATGTTACTAAATGACCCACATATTAACATGCAAAAATGGGGAGCTAATTTATCACAAAATAAGACAGATTTGGAAAGTGAATTACATTGTTTGCATAGAAAATTAAACAAAGATAGTATTAGTAAAAATAATTATGTAGATTATTTAAACGCGAACCCACTATATGTTCAAAATAGGTATAGCGTAAATAATGAAGAAATAACAGCTCAATCGCGAGCTACCCACCCTTCGTGGATATATAGAGAAATAAATAGTTTTGCCAATGAACAATCTATTCCAAATAATTTCAATTATTTACACTTGAATCCACAAGAAAATATATGTATTCCTTTTCATAACAATATTAGTTCACGAATCATTCAAAAAGATTATTATCAATTAAACAATAATTTTGATATACAACGACAAATAACAAACTAAAACCAAAACTAATTTAAGAATTCATATTATTATATATTTAATATATAATAATATTTTTAATATATTATATAAAATACTATGGCCGCTTTAGCAATACCAATAGTACTATTAGGAAGTATATACATATTATCAGAGCAAGAAAAAAAAGATACTAATAAACAAAACATTATTGTTAATAACGCTTTAAAAAAAGATTTTTTTACAGAAAATCATTTGAATGAAGGTTATACTAATTATAATAATGCAAATATTGTAGACTTAGTAACTACAAACAATGATTTAGTAAATAGTTATACTAATCCAAACCAACAAACAGACAATTTTTTGATTGCTAACTCAACAAATATTTTGAGACAACCACCAACAAATATAAATTTAATGTCGGGACAGCAATCTAATAGTAATGATTTTAAACATAATAATATGAAACCATTTTATGGAGCAAAAATTCGTGGCTCTATTGCTGATATTAATCTAACGGAGTCTATATTAGATTCTAAACAAGGTTCAGGAAGTCAAATATTTGCCAAAGCAGAAAGTGCTCCATTATTTAATCCATCTGAAAATGTGAATCTTCCTAACGGAACCCCTAATAATAGTGATTTCTTTCAGTCTCGCATGAACGAGTCTATGAAAATGTCGAATGTGACTTTGTGGGAACAACAAAGAGTTGGTCCCGGGCTCGATTTAGGATATGGTTCTCAAAATAGTAACGGACTTAATACTGGTGGTGTTGAAGGAAGTCATGGTTTTAATTCGGGTATGATGGCACGAGAGTCATGGATGCCTAAGTCAGTTGATGACTTAAGAGTTGACACTAATCCAAAAATGGTTTATAATTTGGATGGCCATCAAGGACCAGCAATTTATCCTGTTAAAATGCAGGGTCCCAATAACAAAATAGGAGTTGTTGAAAAACACTTACCTGACAAATCATACGAGTCGGGTCCAACTCGCTGGTTTACTACAACAGGCGTAGAACAAGCACCACCAATTAGAAGCACACAAGTAATTCCAATGGAAAATAGAATTAGCACAACACGTGAATATTATGGTGGAACATCAAATACTGAATCGGGTCGTGCCTCATATATTAAACAAGATTTTGAAGATTCAAAAAAACAATCACTAGGCAACCTACCCATTATAAATCCTAGTGCAAGTGGTACAAATGGTGCAGGGCCAAATGATTATGGCCATAATAGTTATGTTAATTACAATAACAATAGAAGCACAGACAAAGATGCAACAGATTTTGGCGGAGTATATGGTATGCTAAAAGCCTCTGTGGCGCCAGTATTAGATATTTTTAGGCAAACACGAAAAGAAAATTCTATTGGTAATTTACGCCAAACTGGTAATGTAAATGGTTTAACTCCAACTGGTCATTTATTCAATATTAATGATAAAACAAAGGTGACAAATAGAGAAATGACAACTGCTAAAATAGACCTAAATTATGTAAACGTTCAAGGACAAAATAACACTGGTAATGCTTATCAAGTAACACAGCACCAGAATTATGACAATCAAAGAACAAGCACAAATATGGAATATATTGGTTCTGGAAATGCTTGCGGAAGTGGACTACGACCATATAATAACGCATACGCCCAACAAAATAATGTAAATAAGACTTATGAATCGCGTACTAACCAAGGTTCAATGAATTTATTTAATAACTATAATAATTCTACAACTACTCGTAATGAGTCTATGCTTCAACAAAATAGAGGTCATATAAATAATGGCGGTCCAAATGTTACGCCATCGATTGATTTTATGGGACAAGTAAACGGGCTACAAACTTACGATCAAAACTTTAACGCCGCACGTATGGACGAATCATTGTTGTCTGCCTTTAAAAGCAATCCATACACTAAATCTTTATCAAGTGTTGCCTAAAGTTTACGGAAAAAGTTTACGAAAAAAGTTTACGAAAAAAAGTTTACGGAAAAGATTTAAAAATGTATTAATTAATATATAAATTGTGTATAGTAATTAATATTTCTTATAAATTGCAAGAAATGCTTATAAATTGCAAGAAATGCTTATAAATTACAAGAAATGCTTATAAATTACAAGAAATGTATTATAAATAGGATAGTTATAGTAAACTATAATAATAGTAATGTTATTTTTTTAAGTACTATTATTATAATAATATAATTTGCTTAATGGCTTAACGGCTTATTTTCTGCTTCGTCGTTTTTTTGTCTTTGAATTGTTATGCTTAACCCAGCCAAACTTGCCTTTTTTGGTAAAATAACCCGCTTTTTCTAAACGTTTTTCACGTTTAGCGCGATTATACACTTTTCGCGATACTACGTGACCGCGCTTATTCATTAATAAATCGGGTTTTTTAAGATTGCCTTTTGTTTTGTATGCTGTACCATGCCAAACTTGAGCGCGCGAACCGTTTAACACTTGATATTTATGTCCGTTAATGTGATACATATTGTCAGCCGATTTCATATGTTTTTTAACCATTTTATATAGTATTATGAGAAAATAATTATTTGCTAAATTAATTAGTAAAATATTTCAAAATAATTAGAAATTAGAAATTAGAAATTAGAAATTAGAAATTAGAAATTAGAAATTAGAAATTAGTTAGTTTGTTAACATTAAAATATTTATAACTATTAAATATTAACTTATAAATGTCAGATAGCAACTATAATAAAATAATTAGCACAATTAATAGTGTTTCAAGAGACTATACTTATAGTCCCGATCCAAATAATTTAATATGTATTGATACTTTAAATAATAGAATAGGTATTAATACTTTGAACCCGCAAGAGTCTTTACATATAAGTGGTGGAAATATAAAAGTAAATACTATTACTGCTGAGAATATCTTTTATGATAATATCTATAAATCAGAGACTTCTAGTAGTATTACTGGAAGTTCTGCTATTACTGTAAATTCTGTTATTGCAACTAATATTAGAGCAACTAATAACATAGATGCAAGCTCTATTGTTGTAACTAATATAATAGATATTAGCAGAGGTCGCATTAGGGCTAATAACATTGATATAAGTTCTACACTAGATATTAGTAGAGGTCGCATTAGGGCCAATTACATTGACATAAGTTCTACACTAGATATTAGTAGAGGTCGCATATTTGCTAATTACATTGATATAAGTTCTACACTAGATATTAGTAGAGGTCGCATTAGGGCTGATAACATTGATATAAGTTCTATATTAACTATTAGTAGGGGTCGCATAATTGCAAATAACATTGATATAAGTTCTGTATTGGATATTAGTAGGGGTAGCATTAGGGCTGATAACATTGATATAAGTTCTATATTAACTATTAGCAGAGGTCGCATAATTGCTAATAACATTGATATAAGTTCTACACTGGATATTAGTAGAGGTCGCATAATTGCTAATAACATTGATATAAGTTCTGTATTGGATATTAGTAGAGGTCGCATTATTGCCAATAACATAGATGCAAGCTCTATTGTTGTAACTAATACACTAGATATTAGTAGAGGTCGCATAATTGCTAATAACATTGATATAAGTTCTGTATTGGATATTAGCAGAGGTCGCATAATTGCTAATAACATTGATATAAGTTCTACATTAGATATTAGCAGAGGTCGCATATTTGCTAACAGGCTTGATGTTAGCGCTATTTATGCACAGACTATTGATGCTAGTAACATTAATATAACTTCAAATATTAATATATCAATCCTATCGGGTTCAGGAGGAATTATTACAATTTCTAACAACTATTTTGTCCATACATTCTTAGAATCAGGAATCTTTACTCCTCCATTATTCGGTACAACAGTTGAAGCATTGATTGTTGGTGGGGGTGGCGCAGGCGCGCCCGGCAGCACTACCATCGGTGGTCTCGGTGGCGGTGGAACAGTATTGTTCACTTCTTCTACTATATCTGATAATACGAATTATCAAGTTACTGTAGGTGCAGGTGGTTCGAAGAATGGTGCTGGTTCCACTCTTAGAAATGGTCAATCTAGTAGTTTTAATGGTGCGGTTGCTGCTGGGGGTGGTGGTGGATTTGTCTCGCCCGGCACCGCCCCCGGCCAGGTTGGCGCAGATGGTACTATAAATAATATATTGGGTACAAGTTATTATTGGGGCGGCGGCGGCGGAAATGGTGGCACGCCGGGCGGGGCGGGCGGGCGCGGCGGCGGTGGCGGTGGAGGAGGAACGGGAGGCAGTCTTGGTGGTGTTGGGGGGTCTGGTTTAAATTTTGGTTTTTCTGGCAGCGTAAGCGGTGCTGGTGGTGACGGTGGCGCAAATACTGGTGGTGGTGGTGGTGGTAGTGGAGGGATTGGAAGCACCTTGGGTGGTAACGGTGGTTCAGGTATTGTTGTCATTCGATATGCAAACACTAGCAATCCTAACACAATCAACCTTTCTAGTATTATTGCTGGTGTTTCCGGTATTGCTAATTATATTAATAGTCTATTAGCAAGAATAAGTCTATTAGAATTAACTGCTATTACAAGAACCGTTGATGTAGTAACGCCTATATCAAATTCAGTAACTATTGATATTGATTTATCAAATAATAATAGTGTTGAGATTCATGCTACAGTTAGATTTTATGGAAGCACTAGTAATTCAAGATTATATGCTGGGTATAACAATGCTTCTGGTTCTCAACTTTTTAGAGATACAGCTATAGAGGTAGCATTACAAAGTGGTGATTCAAATCAAATATATACGTCAGGTAATTCATTTAATACTGGAATGCTTATGTATGATATGAATGTTACTGACTATTATGGAAACACAAATTCCTTAGTATTTAAAATAGTTAGACCATATGATATGCTTGGTCTTGTTGAGGGGGGTTATATGGGACACAGTCTATGGAGTAATATAAATGGACGTTTTCGTGGTGAGTTTTTTGGTAACTATGATACTAGACCCACTTCACTAAGATTTTTTACTACTTCTAATACAACATTTCAAGCAAGATATAGTATAGTTAGCGATAAAAGACATTAATTGATATACAAATATTTCTATTTACTATTTCTATTTAAAGATTTAATAACTATTTAACTAAAATAGTTATGTTATCTAATGATTGTGGGGACAATAATGTTTTAACAATAAAAACAGTCCAAATTGCGCCATTTCGCATTTTAATGGCTGCATTAAAGGACATTTTGCTAGAAACAAATATTATTTTTACGAAGCAAGGTATTAAAATTATAAATATGGATAAAACACATACAATTTTGGTCCATTTGTTTTTAAAAGCCGAAAATTTTGAATTTTATGAGTGTAAGCATGAAAAAATCATTGTAGGCGTTAATATATTACATTTGTTTAAATTGATTACTGCCATTGATAATGATGACACGCTCACAATCTATATTGAAAATGATGACTATAATGAAGGTATTGTTACAGAATTAGGTTTGAAATTTGAAAATGGAACTATTAAGCAATCTAAAATACAAAAATTAAAGTTAATTGAGCCAGAGCAAGATGAACTAGAAATCCCAAATATTGAGTTTTCGTCTGTTATTAATATGCCCTCTAACGATTTCCAAAAAATTATTAGAGATTTGGCCAATATTTCGGAAAAAATAGAAATAAAATCGGTTGAAAACGAGTTGATTTTCAAATGTGCCGGACAATTTGCCAAAGCGGAAATAAGGCGAAGTGAAAATAATGCAAATATGCAAATGGTTAATAAGCAACACAATAAAATTATTCAAGGCGAATATTCTCTCAAAAATTTAGTTTATTTTATAAAATGTACTAATTTATGTAATCAAATCGAAATTTATTTGGAAAACAATAGGCCATTAATTGTTAAATATAATGTGGCTTCCCTTGGAGAAATCAAATTATGTTTATCACCATTACCATCATCTGGGTCTGGTTAAATTTATTGTTTATTGTTTATGGGCTTTAAATACACATACTTGTTGTTCTATTGGAAAAAAGCTATGAATAGCAAACGGGTCTTTATTAACGGCAAAGTCTAATGACTTAAGAATTTTTTTATCTTTCATCCATATTTTGATAATACAAAAGTTCTTTTTTGGGCTTACTGAAACTCCATTAATGTTATTTAAAATTGCTTCATCTTCAATAAAACTAGCACCAATTATTTTATATACAAAAATTTTGAAAAGTGCCACAATATCATTATTACTTATTTTATAAGAAAAATAGCCGCCATTTATATTGTCCTCTGACTCCCATAATGGTAAAACATCTTCTTTCATAAAAAATAACATGGCTTTTTTTATTAATGCTTCATTCAAATTTTCAACAAATAACACTAGTTCTTGCAAATCAATAAATTGTGTTATTTTTTTATAGCCATTAATAGTCCAATCGTTTTCATTTTGATAATGTATCCAACAAGACCATAAATTGTTTAATTTATGCATATTAATTATATTAATTATATTACTAACTAGATTTTATTATGTTTTTTATATATATATTAAAACTTTTTTAAACTTGATAAAAAAAAGTTTTGACAAAAAGTTGTTTTTAAACTTTAAAAACTTTAAAAACTTTTAAAAAAAGTTTTGACAAATAAAATTGATTATAAGCTAATAAATTATTATTAGTTTATTAGTTTATAATTAGAACAAAGTTATAATTATATGAACAATGAAAGTATGACTTTCAACGCTATGCCTTATGACATTATAATGCATATTATAAACATTGTAAAATGTGATACTAAATCCTTAAGTAATTTAAAACAAACATCTATTACAATGAATAGAGAGATTACAAGCTTTACAGTCGCTAGGCAAATGTTGTTAACAAAACTAGGGGGTTATGAAGACCTTTTTAAGTGTGTAAATGTGGATTGTTATGAAGATACGTATGATATCTTTACATATTTACATAATTATGGTTATAGGCGTTATATTCATAAGTGGCAAGAAGCACTAAATAAAACCACAATAGTAGTAAATGCTAAATCATATGAAATTAAACATCCATATTGTTGTGAATGTTTAAAAAAACATGTATTAGTAGGAACTAGAGAGAATGTAATACATAATTATGATTTAGATAGTCAAGTAAATATTGTTTATATTTGAAATATTGATTCTTTATATTGTTTTTTTAATTGTTTTTTTTAATTGTTTTAATTGTTTTAATTGTTTTAATTGTTGTGCTAAGTTCGTGCAACACAAGTGCCTGTTGCTGGGTCTCTTATTGTTCCGTTTTGGCAAGCACGAACGCATTGTCCTGTTGAGTCTCGTTCTTTTCCTGGAGCACATAATTCATAACATGTTAACCCTGTTCGCGCTTTAAATTTTGCAGGAGTTTCATTTGCTGGACATACTTCATTATTTTGTGCTGAGCGACCACCACTCAATATGCTTTGTGCGACTGCTTTATTTCGTGCTTCTTGTAGATTATTTAAATTATAATAATCATAACTTGTACTATTTGCACTTGTACTATTTGCACTTTTATTAGTTTCATTCCAAGTATCTTGTTCAACTGCTGATAATTTATTCCATAGTTTTTCTATTTCGTTAGTTATTTTAGTATTATCAACAACCGGATTTGTTCCATATAATTGCGTTTTAACACTATTATATTTATTTTCTTTAAACTTTAAAAAGCCATTTAGCTTATAAGTTCTATCATATTTATCTTCATATTTTTCATAATCTCCTGATATAGTACGTGCACTAGCTAATGAAATAGTAGTGCCACTACCAAAAGGAGACATTGGTAAGTTCAAAAATGAATTATTTATTGTGGGTATTCCTTCGTAACCGGCAGCAATATAATTATTATATAGAGCATTATTATTTCGTAAACTATTTGAAAATATAGCATTATACAGTCTTGAATTTACAATGTCTTTAACAAATGATTGTTCTGCTAATCTATTTACTATGCTATTAACAATAAAATATTTTGTTGGATTTTTTGATAAATCATAAGTGTTGCGCGATAAATCAAAAGTAAGGTCTATTTTGTCATAAAACTCTTTGCGGAGACTGTCTCTATCTATTCTATTTTCATTTCTAAATTTATCATATAAATAGGAATAACGCTGTTGATTTAATAATTCGGTGTCTGTCAAATCAAATTTATTCAAACTAACGTCACGAGCACTGTTTAAATTCTTTCTTAAATCTTTTTTATCGGGATCTAATCCAAACACTCGCAATAATAAAGTAGATATTAACGTCATCATTATTATAGGAATAAAAACTAGAATCCAAGCAATTACAATGTATCCTAAATCACACAAAATATTTAGTATTAGTGTAAATATTATCATAACTATAAATTTTAAAAAAGCACTATTAAAAACACCGGCATATATGTCAATAAATATTTGAATTAGCGAAAACCCTATATACACAAGTGATGGTCCACAAATTCCTGCTACTAACATTATAATATTATAGTAATATAATATTATAATAGAAATTTCACTTTTTATTCAATAGGTCAATTAATATATTCAATTTGTCAATTGTATTTTTACAACTAGTTAACTCTTTTTCTAAGACTATAAGTTTATTATCTTTTTCTTGGTCTAATTGTTTAGTAACATCACTATGAGTCGGAGTATGAGTCTGCATTTGCGTCTGCGTCTGAGCATGAGATATTTCAACCATAAATTCTTCTTTTTGTTTTTTACAACTTACCAATTCAGCTTCTAATTTACTTATAATAGTATTTTTCTCTTGTATAACTTTTGAAAATCGTTGCGTTTCTTCTTCTAATTGTATTTTATATTTATTTGAATTATTGTTTGAATTATTGTTTTCAAAATCTTCCACTTTATTTTCTAATCTAACTATTGTTGAATCTTTTTCTTGTAATAAACCAACAAAATGTTGCAATTGTTCTTGTTGTTTTCGCATTATATCAACCACTTGTTCATTATTTAATGGTATTTGTTTACCATCTTGGTTTAAAATAATTTGACCTTGTGTGTTTTGTTGTTCTAAAGCCATTTTTCTGCGCTCTTCATCTATTTCTTTAATTTGTTGTATTACATCTGGTTTATTTATTGGATCGCCTGGGTAATAATTTTTCAATAAACCGTCTAATTTCTCTGTATAAAACTCCTTAAAATCTTTATCTTTTATAAATTCATCTACTGTGCGATCCGAAGTTTTTTGATAGTTGTTTTCACCGCTTTCTAACAATCTTTTTTTATCAAAAGTATTATGAATATGTGAAAATACTAAGATTGTTTTTTTTGGTTCTAATTGAACAAATGGGACACTATAATCTTTTAAAAATGCTTTTTCTTCTGCTAAAGCAGCATTATCATCATATTTATGGTCTTTTAATAATTCGCGCTTAAAAGCAAATGTTCCTGCTGTAGCATGTGATGGACTATATGGTCCAAACTGAAACATTTTTTGTATATGTTTAAACCAAATATAAATTTCGCTTGCTCCAGCACATAATGCATTTGGGTGTGTTAGTAACATATTAACAGCATGTGATACCCGTTCCGGTGGATAATAATCATCATCATCCATATATACTAATATATCGCCTTTGGATTTGGCATGCATAATATTTCTTTTTTTACCTAGTGGCATTTTCTCATTGTAATAATAATATTTTACTTGTTCAATGTTACATACTAAATCTTCTATTTTATCCGTTCCATCATCTATAATAATCCACTCCATTTTATCTTTTGGATAATCTTGATGATTAAAACATTTAATTGTATATTCCCAGAATGGGCGTCTATTAAAGGTTGGAGTGCATATACTTACAAACGGCAATTCGGATAGTTTTTTCTCTCTGTTTTTTTTTCCCATTTAATAATATTATATTTTAAGTATTGGTTTTAAATGAAAATTATATATTATTATATTTTTAATCAATATTTTTAATCAATATTTTTAAGTATTGGTTTTTAAGTATTGGTTTTTAAATATATCTTAAATACCTATAGCAATTATTAATTGGTACAATATTATTAAAGCTAATAATCCTCCAATAACTCCAACACTTGTGGGGTGTAAAACATTTACGCTAGCAACTACTACAATAATACAAAATAATATTGTTAGTATATTACCATGACTCTTAATAATTTTGAATAATTTAGAATAATCGCTAAATGGAACATAAAAAAAACCAATAATTACATATAAATGTAAATATAATAAGGCAATCATATTTCCAAATAAACTAAATGCCAATGAATACATTGCTATCATAAGTATAAAACCAATCCATAGTAAATTCATAAAAGGAATAAAAAAGCATAAAAAGAGTAGAAATGCTATGCTACCAACCCATGTATATATGCGTAATTGCGGAAAAATAAAACCCCACAATATAGCAAACAAAAATGTACTAGCTGTCCATCCCGATTTACATGCTTCATTCACTTCATTACATGTTACATCTAATGAGAAAAAAAGATTAAATAGTTGCACTGGGTTGTTATAAAATGAACTAATATACCAATATATTTTCTTTCCAAAATCGATGTTTTTTAGTTCATCATCGTCCTCATCCTTGCATTTGTAAAAATTTTTAAAATTAAATAAGTTTACTAAACTGTGCCAAACAGTTTCATTATACCAACCTATTGTTATTTTAGACCTTCGTATTGGAAAAAACCAGTCTAATATATGCTCATCTTTTATGTAAAAGTTCTCATCTTGGTCATGGTCATCATCGGTATAGTCAAAAAAGTCTTCAGCATCACCAGGACATAACCTACTTTTAAATTGAAAAAATCTTCTTACAATAAAGTACCAATCCCACATTTTAGACAACCGTTCTCCTATATCTGCTACTTGTTCTTCTTTTGTCTTTTCCGAGAATGGTTTTGTATCGGTGTTTGTTGCGGTTTTGCGTTTTTTATATTTGTCGTATGAATCTCTCCTATATCCAACAAATGATATTAATGACATTATTAGACCCAATAAACTTGGAATCCAGATTGTTATTGTCATTATGAAAAATAGTAAAAATAAACTTGAAGCATTCATATATGGTAACCCCCCTACAAATTTATCTGCTATATTACCATATAAACCCATAAAAATCATTATAAACACTACTCCTGCTATAAATCTCTTAATTTTGCTATTATCAGAAGTAAAAATATCAGAAAATAAATATTTGGATATTTCAACTAATCCTTTCATGCATATTCTTGAAAATATTATGCAATAAAAAAATCCTAATAATAATGATCTTGCTGGTATTTTAACAAGTTCTGCTAGACTAAAGTTTTTTCTAGTACTAGGATCTTGTTTTTCTTCTGGATTATTTAAAGCTGTAATTAAGTTATATGGAAATGTATCATACCAATCTAGACCAGTTGAGCTGCTTTGTGGTTTGTATTGTTCACATGTGTCTTGTATGCGTGGTTTCTTAGGTTTTCTCCTGAGCTGCGTATCACTATCTATAGAATACGGTGAATCAGACAAAACTGTTTTTATAGAATTAGTAGCACAATTACCGTAAACAATCCAATATTCGTAACATGCTGCTACTAATACCATAGTTATTAAAATAGCAATGTCTTTAGTAATTTTGCCTAATATATCCATAATATTAAGCTTCTTTTTTCGTATTGGCGTTGTGTAACATATTTTGCGTTCTCCTTCGCTCGGATTAGATTCATCTTTGTATCGCAGTCCCATATAATAATTATTTTCTTCAGAAGCATCAACATTTGCAACATCTGTACAATTTGCACCACTACTATCTAAAACACAACATCCACTTGTATTTTCTAAAAATTGGTTAGTTTCAAACATAGTAGGTGCGCATATTTTTTTATCACTAATGTTTGTTACTACTGGTTCACCTCGTAAACTTGTATATGAAACATCTGTCGCTGTTTTAGGACAACCGTCATTTTTTACGCCCTGTAATAAGGCACTATCACTAAAAATTGGATCAAGCGGCATAAATACTAATATAACATATTATAATATTTTGAAAATACTTAAACATATTTATTATTTAATAAATAGCATCAGTGAAAATAGTATGAGTGAAGATAGTTATTATTATAAATTTGATACAATGGACAAATATCTTGATTTTAAAGATGTATTGATTCTTCCTAAAAAATCTAATTTGAATAGTAGAAAAGATGTTAGTTTGGAAAGGACTATTTTTTTTCAAAATGGTCTATCATGGACAGGTATTCCTATTGTTGCTGCAAACATGACAACTATTGGAACATTAGATGTCTATAAAGTATTAAGCTCTTATAAAATTATTACTGCACTTCATAAATTTCATAAGCTACAAGACTTATTAGATTATAATAAAGACAATAGTAATTGTGTATTAAATCCCGATTATTTTATGATTTCTACAGGAATAAGCAGTAGCGATTATAAAAATTTAACACATATTTTAGATAATTTTGAGTGTAAATTTATATGTATTGATATAGCAAATGGCTACATTTCTAACTTTAGTAAATTTTGTAAGCAGCTAAGAAGCAAGTATCCAGAAAAGATTATTTTGGCAGGTAATATATGCACATCTGAAGGAATAGACTTATTAAGTGATGCAAAAATAGATATTCATAAAATTGGTATTGGTGGTGGCAGTGCATGTACTACTCGAATTCAAACTGGAATTGGTATGCCACAACTTAGTTGTATTTTAGAATGCGTTCAAGCGTGTAAAGAGAGTAATCGCGCTAACTTTCTCATAAACTATGAGTATGACCAACATAAAGAAAACAAATCCTTTGTGTTAAGTGATGGTGGTATTAGTTGTCCTGGTGATTTAGCAAAAGCGTTTAGTGCTGGAGCCGATTTTGTAATGATTGGTGGTGAATTTGCTGGTCACGACGAGAACCCTGGTCAAATTGTTATTGATGAAAAAACGGGTAATAAATATAAGTTATTTTATGGTATGAGTTCAACTTATGCTATGAAAAATAATTATGCGGCAAATAATAATACTAATTATAGAAGTTCCGAAGGACGTGAACTCAAAGTTCTTTATAAAGGCGCACTAAAAAATACTATTGAAAACTATTTGGGAGGACTAAGAAGCACATGTACTTATACAAATAGTGCTAATTTAGAAGAGTTGGCATCTAATACTAAATTTATTTGTGTTAATAACCAATACAATTCACATTTATTATAAGATTATAAGATTGTAAGATTATGAAGAAAAAAATTGAAATCTACTACTTAAATAAATAAGTAGTAAATTATTAACCAAACATAATAACAATGAACACTTCACAATTTACTTTAGCTAACTATTTTAATACATTAGAATATAGTATTAAAACTATTTTATTGCGTCATCAAAATGTGGCATTAACATATGACATTTTAGATACCAAAAATTCTAAAATTCATAAATTATTAGTATTAAAAGAAAAACAAAGACAAATGAAGATTGGTGAAATTTGGCAAGAAGTTTTGGGAAATTATGATGGCTTTATTAACTTAAAAGTTGGCCACGAAACAGGGCTTGACATTTTATGTCATACTAAAAAAATTGCAATTGAACTTAAAAATAGAACAAATACGGATAATTCATCCTCTAAAAAATCAAATCTTGATAAGTTAGCAAAATTCAAGAAAAATAATCCCGACTATGTTTGTATTTATGCAAATATAAACGCGGAGAATGAAGAAAAAACATTGAGTGGTTCTATTAAAAAAATAGAACATGATGGGCAAGAATTAGAACATCATATTGGATATGCTTTTCTAAAATATATTTTAAATGATAATACAGATGTAATAATTGAGTTTGTCAAAACAACTATTGATAAATATATATGATAATAAATGTATATGATAATAAATATATATGATAATAAATATATATGATGATAAATATATATGATTATAATAGTTTTAATAATGCTTCACCCATGTGTTTTGCTAATTCAACAGGTACAGCATTTCCAATTTGTTTATATTGAGAATTTAGTGTTCCAATAAATTCATAACTATCATCAAATGTTTGTATTCTTGCATATTCACGCAATGTCAATGGTCTCTCTTCCAATGGATGGCATCGCTCTGTTTGTTTTTGTGACGGTGTACACAACAATGTAAGTGATGGTTTTTCCATAGATAAACGATATAATATTCCTCTTTTTCCTCCACCAGAATTATAACTATTTCCTAAATATTCTTTTTGTAAATTAGCGGGTAAATTAATCCAACACCCTCCTTGAGGTATCATTTTAAATAATCTTATTTTATCTTCATTATATTTTGCTCCATTTGAGTATGGCACATTATATAACACATCTTTTAATACTTTTTTTCTTTGACTTTCATTTGGAAAGTTAAAAGTATGTATTATTGTTTTTAATACACCTACAATAAATATTCTTTCTCTTTTTTGTGGAACATCATATTTAGAAGCATCTAAACATTTATAACTAATATTGTAAAGCCTGGTTGCATTTAAAGTTTCTAATACTTTTTCAATTGTCTTACCATGGTCGTGTGTTGCCAATCCTTTTACGTTTTCTATCATAAATAATTTTGGTTTTATTAAAATTAAAATTTCAATAAATTTCATCATTAAATCACCCCTTGGATCATCCAAGCCTTTTCTTAATCCTGCTTGCGAAAAAGATTGACATGGTACACCTCCTGTTAATAAATCTACTTTGTTAACATATTGCGTATAATCTATTTTATCCATTGACTCACATACTACATTTGCATGTGGATGATTATGTTTCAATGTTTTGCAACAGTCGCTGTTATTATCATTCAGTAAAATTGGTGTAAATCCGGCTTTAATCAATCCACTACTTAACCCACCTCCGCCAGCACATACTTCAATAAAATTATATGCTTGTGTGTTTTGTATTTCTTTTTTTGAATTGTCTTCCTCTATTGTTTGTTTTGAATTAATAAGTTCAATTAATTGTGATTTATTTTTTGAAGCATACCTAGTAATTCCTAGTTCTTCACATTTTGCTAAAAGTTCTTGTTTTAATAGTTTAGTTAACTCCATAGTATATATAATATTTGTGTTATAATATATATACTAATAAACACTATTTATTTCAATTTTAAACTTTATTTTTTACTTGTTCGTTTAAATGTTCTTCCTACGCTTTTTATCATAGAAATTGATGCATTTTTTGTTGAATTAAATGCTGATTTAAATGCCGATGTTCTCATATTAGCAATCATGGTCTTATAATTTTCTTTCATAGAATCATAATCACTTCTAATCATAGAGACATATGCTTTATCTTGAATGGTCGCGTTTTTTAACATAATTGGTTTATCATTTATACCAAAACTATACAAGGTAGAGTTTGAAGAACTTGAAGATTTTGAAGAGAGCGCTTCATAGTCTTCTTCTTTTGACCCATTAATCTTACTAAATTCTTCAAAAGTCATTGCTTTTAGCTTATTTATTAACGTAGACTCAACCAAAGTTTCCAATATATATTCTAGTTTTGGGGATAGTCCACGTGCTTTTCTTGCATTTGAATTTGAACTCTTATTCCGTCGTCTTTGGCCACCTACAAATGTGGGGTCAACGTCACCATAATACTCAATAAGTGTTTCCATCTCCATTTCTCCTGAATCTTTTAGTTTTTGCTGTAGCTTATCAAGCTCGCTTGTGTTTATATCTTCTCTTTTCAAATCTATTAAAAAGAACCCCATTAGTCCAATTATATAATCTTTGGCCTCAACATCTTTAACATAATTATATAGTGCGTCTCGCTTTTCTCTATACATTTGTTGAGGTAGTGGCCTTGTTTCAGCCTCTAATTGGGCAACACGTTCTTGGGTTATATAATTGTTTTCTATAATTAATAATGGAAATACTTCAACAACCGCATCATAAATGTCTTGTAATGATTTTATTGCTCCACTATCTATTTTCTTTTTAATATATACATCGCCCTTTTTCCGCATTAATGCACTAACATTATAGTCTAAATCGAATCCAATATCTGTTTCTTCGTTTTCGGGTAAAATTGAATATGGTTTTAATACATTTATGAATGTATGCATAATATATTTATTATGTATTTTTTCGCTGCTAAATGAGTTATTAAACTCTTTAATATAATCTAATGTGATTTTATTATCTTTTATTTTAGGATTTGTTGGATTATAATGTATAATTTTATTAAATAACGTGGGGTCTCTTGATAATTCACGCAATTCGTTTTCATTTTTTTTTAATAACATCAAATATGCTTCCATCGCCTGTGAATGGACTGTTATCCATCGTTCAACCATACCCAGCGTACAACTTGGTGATCCCTTTCCGTGCGCATTAAATATTTCATTAAAATAATATTGTATAAAATTATGTATATATAAATCGGTATTTAGAATTAAAAATGCTATTGATAATGTGACTAATTGTAAGAAACACCAATTTCCGTTTAAGCTTGGTTTAAACATAACTAAATGCATCATAAACTCGTCACTAAATGCGCGAACTAAATTAGCTAACATAAGCGTTTTTTCGGCTTCACTATAATTTAATTTGAACGAAATATAATTCGTTAATGCAATTGGAAAATTCTTTTTAATATAAATTATTATACTATCATCTGTTAAATTTGTTTGTGTCTGTAATATTTTACTATAGTTAGTTTTTAATTTATCTAGAAAATCAATAATTGTTTCGCCCGTTTCACTAATAACAACTTTTTCAGCATATTTAGTTAGTCCTCCGTGCGAACTAATTAAAAGCGCTTTCATAGCGTTACTAAATTGCCTGTATGAGGCTGGTGGTATACCACTATCTTCAAATGCTTTAAATAATTTGTCTTTATTATCAATAATATATTTAATGCGCGCATGAGTTTCGTTAGCGGCTTGTTGAATTTCGGAAAATTCAATTTCGCGACCTGTATCATTATTTTTACTACCTTGTATATAGAGTGTTCCATTAGGTCTTTGAAGTTGATATGGAACAAGCTCTATACCTGTCGTGTTTTGAAATGATGTATTAGCATTTGCAACACAGTTTCTAAAATCGGCAGCTCCTATGTTTGCTGCCTCAAAAATAGTTCCGACTATATTAGTTCCTTTAAAGTTAGCATTTAACAATTTTACATTTGTAAAATTTACGGCTGTTAAATCTGGATTATTTTTATAGTTTTTTTTAACTTGTGTAAAATCAAAGGTTTCAAAGCCAATAGCACTTTGAAAATTACAATTTTTTATGTTACTATTAAACATACTAACCGCCGGAGCAATAACAATAACAAGAATTTGTGACACAGGAGTATCTGGTTCTCTCATTATAAAAAAATCATATGGCTTAATATTGTAGGCTGGATTTCTAAAATTTAAAACGTTAATATTTAAAGCATTATATTCACTATATTTCATAATAGCATAGTTTCCATTGGTATTCCATTTAGAATAAGCAAGATTTTTTTTATTAGCAAGTTTAGCACCCTTAAATTCTTGTTGAAACAATGCAAACCCATCTGGATTTATTTCATTACATAAGTTTTTAAATGCCTGTGTTTTATTTTCTCCATAATAACGTTCGCTTGGCGACGAGGTCATTGACTGAACTATAAATACATGACCAAACCAGTTAAATTTATTAACTATTAAAGTATGATTTGGAAGCTGTCGCGCATTAAATTTTGTTCCTTCTAAATCACAATTATCAAAATTTACTCCATACAAATTACAATCTATAAATATATTATTTCTTAGATTCATTAGTTTGGTGTCGCTTTTAGCATCTTTTGAATATAATGAATCAAAATTGAACTTAAATAATGAAAAGTGACATTCTCTGAATGTGCTATTATTAATAATAGTACTATTATCAAATATTACTGTTTCTTTGTATTCATATTCGGGAATAGGACTAAAACGCACAACATTAAAAGTACATTCTAATAGCTTACAATTTCTAAATCTTAAGGTGCCTTTTGCACACAAGATTGTTGCGCGAAATGTTGTATTATTGAAAGTGCAGTCTTCAAAAGAACTAAACACAAATTGACAGTCAATAAAGTAAACATTGTTAAAGGTGCATTTTTTAAAATAATAATTACTAAATTTTTCTTTTATAAATGTATTTGATTCAAACCTACAATTTAAGAACATCATATATCTCCTACCCGGCATCATAAGTTTATCACTATTTATACCTGTTTGATCAAATTTACAATTTTCAAACACTATTTCGGCAGGATATGTTATTGTTATAATAGGAGTGAATAGTGTTCCGTCAGGATTTACTTTTGAAGACTGTGTGCTACCAGATGGTGTAAAATCAGCTAAATTATAAAAATGCATATTATATTTGCTATGCGCTATAGACGCATTATATTTATACTGCAGCGGACCATAACTCCTATCGTGAAAAATCTCGCCTTTAAAAAAATTACAATTTTTAAAGGTAGGTAGCTTATTATTAATTTCCATATTTTTTCTATCAAAAAAGTCAACTGGTCCAAACTTAATATTGAAAAATTCGCAATCTATAAATTGTGATTCAATTAAACTAGCATGACTAAAATATAATTCGTAATCGCTGTTACCAAATCTTTTTTTTATTGTCATATAATCTCTCGAGCGTTCGTGCATTGGATGACCGACATAACTGAGAAATTTGCTTTGTTTAAATATTATACCATCAAAGTTTGTTGATTTAAAGCTAGTATTTACAAATACACAACCTACAATTTCTTGTATTATAGACTTAAGTTCTGATGATTCTGAATAGCCCAACTGTTTATTACCAAATTTACAAAAATAAAAATATAAATTACTGAGTTTTTGTGGTGTTCCATGGCTTACCAATAAATCGCTAATTTGTTTTCTATATACATCTTTTTTTGTTAGTCCTTCACACATTAACTCTGATATGTCTTTATTATAGTGAACAAAGTCAAGTTTAGCTCTATATGCTTGAGCTATTTTAGTTGATGCTAAATTTTTTTTTGTAAATCTTGATTTATAGGCTTTTGATATTACCGTAGTTGCAGCATCTAATTTTGCTTTTCTTGATTTATAGGCTCGTGCTATTGTATTTGCTGCACGTGTTTCTACAAATTTTTGTATTTCTTTATTTCTTTTATATGCTTCCCTAAAGCATACTGCCTCAATAAGATCTGTTTTAACTATAGCAAAAATTCTATCTACTAAATGAGCCATATGTGATTTAATAAATTGAGTGCCTTCTGCTACTCGTGATATTGGACTTTTGCTTTTTACTTTTTGTGTTTTAGCTCTATTTGACGTTGGAGAATGAAATTTCATAGTTACTGGCATATTTTATGTATATTATTATATGATTTTATAATAATATTAAATATTAGAAATAATATAAACATTATATTTATTAAACTATAGTTTATAAACTATAAATTATAAACTATAAATTATAAATTATAAACTATAAACTATAAACTATAAACTATAAACTATAAACTACATTATTTAGAATATTATTATAAATAATATTAACTATGTTAAATATTTAACATACTATTTTACATTATTAAAATAGTTTATAAAATTGTTTATAAAATATTACTATAGAATAATAGTGTATTATTATGAAAATTAGTAATAATACAAGAAATTATATTAAAATTGCTTTTTTAATACTTATACTAATGTCATGTTTTTATGTATATTATTTATTGAATAATGAGTTCTATATTAGTGAAGGTTTTACTGGAAACACGGATTGCTCTGATTGCAAAGTCAAACCAAGTTCAGGAAATTGTATTCCAATATATGATATTAGTTATAAAATAGTTCCACGAAATACAGCTGCAAATAGTCTTACACTAGATAAAATAACAATTTCTTACGAACTAACACCATTTGTATTTTGTGAATGGCAACCCAATCCATCATGTATTAGCAATAATTTACCAAATATAGAAGAACGACTTGGATATACAAGTAGTCAAATACAAAACGCACAACTGCAAATGAGTGACATATCTTGTTGTTCTAATTCTAATAGTAGTTTTTATGGTGACAATACTGTTACTTATGAAACTATAGCACGCAATAGTGTTAATGCAAATATATGCTCTACATTAGATAATTATATGGATACTACCTTTAACCAAAACCGTGGAGTTAATTTTGATGCAACAAACTTTACTAATTTACAACAACTGGAAACAAATTTTAATTATAGGTTAGTAAAGAGTTTATGTAGTGATTTATCAAATAATAATTATAAACCTGGTCTATTATTTAAAAAGAACGATAGTAGTACAAATATTTTTTCTACACCTAACATTTTACCTAAAGATTTAATAGATTTTATTATGAACTCAAATTTTGCAACCAAATTACCACTTGTTAATGCTACTTCTGGTTTAAGATTAAATGATATATCATATGCTCAACATTTAGAAGCAAGAAATAAAATAAACACTAACCTACAACTCTTTGAATATTTAAATGACCAATTGGCTAGTAGACAAATAAATTTAACGCGGCCTATTATTTATGATGATTTAACAACCTTAGAAAAAGCGCGTTTCAATCAAGCAAAAAACGAATTGAAGACATTATTTACAACTTATAATATTCCTTCCTTCAGTTATTTAGATATAAATTATAACCTTTTAACCAAAAATTCTAGTAATACACCTACTTCTTATTTATTAAATTCTGACCAATTTTTTAATTGTTTTGGAAGAATAGGGCAAGATAATAGTGGAGTGTTTTCAGCCAGTGATTTATTAGATTTAAGCATTAATGATTACTTTGGAACTGGAAGAGATTCTTCTTATAATGCGTTTGGTTCTGAACCATCTACTTCCTACCCAAGTAACAATGATTTGGAAATGGAATTGAAACGTTTAGAAAGTATACCTTCCTCTGGAAATGCTCCTGTAAGTGTTATTAATACGTACTTAAATGCTATTAATAGCTTTTATGAAAAACAGATTCAAAATCTTACAGGTCCTCGTGACCATGTTTTTAATCAAGAATTAGTATTTGACAATAATACTTTAGAAACAGCAACTCCTACTTTTTTCACTTATGAAAACGAGGCAAATAATACTTATGAATGCCAACAAAGTGTTACCGGCAATACTCTATTTCAAGATTGTGGACCTGCCGCGTATGTTGGATTTCAAAGTTTTTAATTTTTGTTATTATTTTATTATTATTTTATTATTTTATTATTATTTTATTATTTTATATATTACAAAATAATAATTTTATAATATATATATATAAATATGGCATCCGAAAAGATAATTGAACCTGATAATCTTGATTATAATATACCAAGACTATTACCACCTCCTGATAAAAATATGTATAAACGAAAAAGCAATAAAAATTTGCCGCTACCAAAATTATTACCACCTCCTAATAAAAATATGTATAAACGAAAAAGCAATAAAGATTTGCCACTACCAATGCGATTACCTCCACCTTTAAAACTATCTACAAAGAAAAAATCAGCAAAATCGTCCTTTTTAGCTTCGCTTCCTGCAACATATAATAATACAAATGGTTTATTAACTACAAATATATTTCCAACAGCTAAGACCATGAGGACACCTTCGCCAAAATTTCCACGAATGATAATAAAATCCAATAAAAAAAAAACAATGAACAAAAGATGTAAACGTGGAACAAGGCGGAATAAAATAACTAATCTTTGTGTACCAAATGAATATTACATGAAAAAGATGTATACTAGGAGAGAATATAAACGTTGTCCAAATGGAGAACGTAGAAATCCATATAACTTAAAATGTGAAAAAAGAGAATTATTTACGCGTAACTATGTTTAATAGTTTATAGTTTATAGTTTATAGTTTATAGTTAATAGTTAATATAAATAATTATATAAAAATAATAATAATAAAATAGTAGATGGAACCATTAAATTTTTATAGCAACATTAATGCTATTAAAAAAGTAGTTGTTAATTATATTACCAATTTAAATAGTCTTAATTCATTCAAATATTTATATGTTTACGGCGATAATGGTATTGGTAAAACTACAATTATTAAAACCATTATAGCTGGGCTTAATTATAATATTAACTATATTGATTGTAATTGTAACAAATTAAGTATTGATGAGTTGTTTAATATATATACAAACAGGGATGTATATTCATTGTTTTTAAATAATGTAAAAAGCAATGCTATTATATTAGATAATATAGGTTATTATTTATATAATAATAAAAGTTATTTAACAAATTTAATTAAGTTATTAAAAAAAAATATTAAAACCAAATACAACAAATTTATACCTTTTATTATAATCAACAATAATCAAGAAGATAAAAAATATAGTGAGCTAGCCAAATTATCCTATAATTTGAAAATACATCCACCTAGCAATTTAGAATTAGAAATTATTATTAAAAAGCAATTTCCAAATATATTAGATTTACCTAATAATAATTGCATTATTAATAATATACTTAGCTATTTAAATAACAAATATTATAAGTTAAATAATTTAAAATATTATTATACTCACAACATTATTCAAGTAAAATTTGATAATAGTTATAATTATAGTTATAATTCTATTAAAAATAATAATACTAATATTAAACTATTAACAAAAAATTTTTTGGAATACAGTTATTCTTTAAATAATTTAGATATTATTAATTTTTTTGATAGAACAAGTTTGACATTATTACTACATGAAAATATTATTAAGCTATTTTCAAGCAGCCTTACATTACAAGATTTAAAAATATATAAAGAAATATTGAAAAATTATATATTTTGTGATTGTATTGATAAAAATATATTTTTATATCAAATATGGCAGCTAAATGATATTGTTTATATTATTAAAATATATTTTAATAATCTTATTTTACACAAGCATAAATTATTAAAATCTATAAATCAAAATGACATTATTTTTACAAAAATACTCACTAAATATAGCAGTGAGTACAACAATTATAATTTTATTTTTAATAGCACTCAAAAATATAGTCTAAATAAAAAAAATTTATTTTTATATATTTATTCAAAACAAAATCACAATGATGACTATGAAGAACTAACTGAAACATTTAGTAATGAAGATGATGAATCCAAATTATTAAACAATAGAATTATAAAATTAATATCACAATATACAAATTATTCGCTCTCTAATTCTTCTAAATTTTTACAAGTAAATGATGATACTATAGGTGACGAATTTTTCCATTAACTAGTGTTCCAAGACATTTTCCAATATCTTCATTTGGTAAATACTCGTATATTTCATTGTTTAATTCATTTTTATAATACTTTTTCTTGTCAATAGTAATTAAAACTACCTCTTCTCCCTCTTCTTCTTCTGCTTCTTCTGCTTCTTCTGCTTCTGCTTCTTCTGCTTCTTCTTTTGCTTCGCTTACCTTTTCTTCCTCTGCTTCTGGTTTATCTTCTTTTGCTTCGCTTACCTTTTCTTCTTCTTCTTCTTCTTCTTCTTCTTCTTCTTCTTCTTCTTCTTCTTCTTCTTCTTCTTCTTCTTCTTCTTCTTCTGGTTCATCTTCTTCTTCTTCTTCTTCTTTTGCTTTTGCTTCGCTTACGCTTACCTCTGTTTTATTGTCTTCTGGTTTAACAATTACATTGTTTTTTAAATAATTTAGTTCAATAATTTTTACATTATTAACAGTATTATTAGTATTATTAATAGTATTGTTTTCTAATTCCATAACATTTAATGAAATATTAGTACTAGCCTCATTCAATAATTGAAATTTGTCTTGCAATTCTTTATGTTGTTGCAATAAATTATTATAGTTTGCTAACAGTTCTGTATATTCTGGTAATTTAAATAATATTGTTTTTAAATGTTGCAATAAATCATTATTTTTTTTATTTTGCTCTACATATAAAGAGAGATTAGTTTTAAGAGAATTAGTAATATCACTTGATAATTTAATAATTAGTTTATCAAAGTCTGTATTCATTATACACTATATAAGTGTAAATATTTTAAATATATTTAATATATATTTAAAACAATTTTTTTATAAAATAATATTTTATTATTTTACATTTATTTTATATGCTTTTTTATTAATATTTTTATTATTCAATATATAGTCCTCGTTTTCATCATATAATTCTGGAAGTAATTTTGCCAATGGCTTATCAACAAGCAGTAATAATCTCTCATTTTTCAATAACTTTCTATATTCTTGTATATTTAAATTGCCATAATATTTTTCCAACATATAAAATGGAGAAGGTGCACATTTTATATTTTTCTCATAATTATATATTTTACAATATATATTATTTAATAAATAATATCTCTCAAATTTTTTTGAAGAATCAACATTTTCATTCATTAAAAAAGAGGCTGCACATTCTGGACTACAAAAATTTCCATAACAATGATATACTTCTTTAAGTTCGTATTTTGGTATCATTATTGGTTCATTATCAAAATCATATGTACACCAAAAGCAGGCGCACTTTTTAGTAATATTGTTGCTTTTTAGTTGCTTTGATAAATCTTGGAGCTTTTTATATATATTTTTATTATCTGTTACATTATCATTTAATAGTTTTTTATCACATGAAAAAAAGCTTGAATTAATATTAGTATTTGCATTTGCATTAGTATTTGCATTAGTATTTGCATTAGTATTTGCATTAACATTAACATTTGCATTTGCATTTGCATTTGCATTAACATTTGCATTAACATTTGCATTAGTATTTGATTGTGCTAACATTATTTTATCATAATATAATGCTTTATTAGAACAATTAGTGTCATCATCAATAATATTAGTATCTATTGATTCACTATTTAGTGCATCAATTACATTAAAATTATAATTAGTGTTGTCAAATTCTGTTATATTATCAACATTTGGATTATACTTTAATTCATTACTGGTTATTTCGTTTAATTTACAATTTAAATGTAAAATTATATTTGGTTTTTGATTTATTTCAACTATTTCTTTTTTCTCTTCTATTAGCTTACCGCCTTTTGGTTTTCGGCCGCGCTTTTTATGAACAACATTATTAGAACTATCCGTAATATTATCATTTGCAACTTCATTTAAACTGTTGCTTATAGTTGCTATATTTTCTATAGTTGCTATATTATTTGACAAGTCTAATAGTTTTAAATTTTCATAGTAAGATTTTGGTCTGCGTCCCTTTTTTTTTGCTATCATTTTATTTATATTTAGATTTAATGATTTATAATTTAAATTGTTTTAATTTATTATTTAAATATAACTTAAAACAATAATATAACAATAGAAACGTTATTTTATTTTTTACGCTATGACTAGTAATAGTAATAGTAATAGTAATAATATTCCCAATATTAACTGGAATGAAAAATATCGCCCAAACACTATTGCTTCTATTATATTAAGTAAATATAACAAATTATTAATAGATAATATACTAAGTAAAAATTATTTTCCAAATTTACTCTTATATGGTCCTCCGGGAACAGGAAAAACAACAACTGTTATAAATTTAATTGAAACATATTTGAATAAATATTATGTATATAATAGAAAGCAAGTTATTCACCTTAATGCATCTGATGAACGAGGTATTGAAATAATTAGAACAAATTTACATAGTTTTGTTGTATCTGACAACTTATTTTTCGAAGGACCAAAATTCATTATTTTAGATGAAGTAGACTATATGACAAAAACAGCACAAATAGCTTTAAAATATTTAATTGAATATTACAGCAATTATAATGTGCGTTATTGTTTAATTTGTAATTATATTACAAAAATAGACAGCAATCTACAAAGCTATTTTTGCAAACTGAAATTTAATTGTATTCCACTAACATATATATATAATTTTTTAAATACTATATGCATAAACGAGAAGTTAGTAGTCACTTCCGACTATTTAAATTATATTATATACTTGTACAATAATGATATACGGTCTATGATTAACCATTTACAACTACATCATATAAATAGTTTCATATATAATAATACTATATATGAACAATTATATAATGTAAATAACACTAGCGACTATAAGACGTATTTAAAAAAGTTTACTTATTTTGAGAAAAAGTATAATTTTGATTATAATGAATTTATAAAAAAATATGTATATTACATATTAAAAAACTGTATTTCTGATTTTAGTTATAATAAAATATTAGACATTGAATTTTATATTCATAATTATTCAAAACTGAATAACAAGACAAATTGTATAAATAATTTATATAATTTATTATTACAACATTAATAGCATTTTAATTTTGTAATAATAAAATGCTAAGCAACCTAAGTTTGCATATATTTATTTCTATTTATTTCTATTTATTATTTTAAATAATTGAATTAATTTATTATTTAAAATCAACATTATTATTTATACTATGACTATTGATGATGAATGGCTTAATTTTTTAGACAATAAACAACAAGATAACTCAAGTAGTATTATTAAAGCAGAACAACAAAATACTATTACTTTTGAAGAACTTGAAAAAAAATGTTCAAATATTTATATATCTACAAAAACAAAAATCTTGTTTCTTAGTAAAACAATAGATATTTTTGCCGATTTTTGGCAAATACCAATTATAGATTACAATGAACAAATTGAGGGTATTACTAAAAAGCAAATAAAAGTGTCATTTGACAATATTGATGATTATAATAAAATGCTGTTAAAACTAGAAGAAATTCCTAATGTAAACAGTAAAATAATTAATCATAGTGAAAATGAGAGATTCAAACATACCAGAAAAATTAGCATTGGACTATCTAAAAAGGATTTGTTAAATCATTCAAATAAAGAAAAAAGCGCTTTTTATAATTGTTTTGTATTATTTTTGAGAATTTTTCATAATGATTCATTTAAAGAAATACATATTAAAATTTTTAACACTGGAAAAATAGAAATACCCGGTATTCAAAGCGATGAACAATTGAATATTATTATACAAAAATTATTAGAGCTGTTAAAAGCACATATTGATAACACTATTGAGTGTAATTATAAAGATACAGAAAATGTACTAATTAATTCTAATTTTAATTGTGGTTTTTATATTAACAGAGAAGTACTGTATTCACTACTAAGAAACAAATATAACATCAATGCTATTTATGATCCGTGTTCTTATCCTGGTATTCGCTGTATTTATTATCACACTGTTTGTGATAGAATTATTAAAATATCATATATGATATTTAGAACCGGTAGCATTTTAATTGTTGGCAAATGTGACGAAGACGTACTAACTATTGTATATCAATTTATTAGAAATATTATATTAAATGAATATAAAGACATATTTAATGAAGGTTGTGTTAAAAAAGTAGTAAAACCACAAAAATCTAGGAGTAAATTTATTACAATTAATTCTTGAACTATTTAGATTATTTAATTTAATTCTTGAACTATTTAGAATATTTTATTTAATTCTTGAACTATTTAGAATATTTTATTTAATTCTTGAACTATTTAGAATATTTAATTTAATTATTTAAATTAATTATTTAGATTATTTAATTATTTAGAATATTATTAATATAATTAATACCAAAAAAAGAATTTAAAGTTTATAAATATAACATTAATATAAAATGACTAGTGAAGGTGATAAACAGTTAGTTATGCCGCCTTCCACAATTTGGAACCAGATTGCTAAAATTTCTATAACAGAAGATAAACCTATTATGTTAGACTATTGGCTAGACTCACTTGAAAAAAAAGTATTAATAGGTGTAAAAGAAAATAAAGAAAAGCTATTAGTTAAAAACGCCGAAGAATATACTAGCCCTATTGTAAAAATATATAAGATGGATGAAACATATATAATATGTACTGAAAATTCTATATATTTGACTTCTACCAAAATTGAAACACGTAGAATAAGTTCTTGAATAACACTTGAATAACAAAATAAATCTTATTTTATTTTTTATGTAATATATTATGTAAGTTATTAATAAAAAATATAATTTCTATATTATCTTCTTCAATTGTAAAGTAATTATTAATATATTTAATAATATTTTTAATAATTAAAAACTTGTTTTCTTCACATATACTTGAATTGTTATATTTAATATAATAAAGGAAATTTTCCAAAATATCTATAATAGAATACCCTTTGTCTATTAAATTTAAAATATAGTCCATTGATTCTTTTATAGAGCCATTTGTGCATTTGTCTACTAATATATCAAAATTGCTTATTATAATATCCGATACAATATCTAGTTGTATTAAATCGTCCAAACAATTGAAATTGTTATATAATAATTTTATTTTTTCAATATTATTTATTAAATTATTTATCGAATTATTGGATAAATTAATAATGTATTTTTTTATAGAATCATCAATTGTTAAATTTTCACTATTTAAAATAGTGTTCAAAATTGTGGTTAAAAACATTTCGTCTATTTTTTTTAATTCAATAATGTCTAACATTTCATATAATGTTACGTTAATTTTTAACACATTTGATGTAGATAATAAAAAAAATATATTAGATTTGTAATTTTTTATTAACTCAACAAAGTTTAACTGAATTGCTTCAGAAAATAGTTCAACATCTTCTATAACAATAAACTTTTTATAACCATTATTTGTATAATTGTTTATAAATAGTTTGATGTCATTTTTATAAAAATTAACGCCTTGGTCTTTTAATATTGTAATGTAACACACATTAGTATTAATTAAAAAACTATTGGAGTTAAAATATTTGTTAATTATAATATTTATAGTACTTGATTTACCAGAACCAGACTCACCTTGTACTATGAAATTATAGTTAGTGTTTGCAATAAAATTTTCTAATATTGTCATTGTGTTAACATCAAAATTACAGTCTTGTATTTTTGTTGGTTTATATTTGTTAATTAATAAATCATTCATTAGTATTATAGTTTATTGTTATAGTTTATTAGTTATAATAATTTAAGTAATAATTATAACTATTAATTATAACTTATAGTTAATAACTACTTATTATGAATGATTACGAACAATATTTTACAATTTTAAGCTTATCTAGTAATGCTAGTTTGCAAGATATTAAAAAAGCTTATAGACTGTTATCCATAAAATATCACCCAGATAAAAATAATAATGCTAATCCTGAACTCTTTAACAAAATTAATGATGCTTATGTAAAATTAACAACAAATTTTAGCACTATTCAAAACGCACAAGTACAAGCACAAGCACACCCTAACCAGTCTATGATTCTTCAAAATGCTTACAATCAAGGAATATATCCATCTAGTGTTAATTCACAAACAAATGTTAATTCGCATACAAATGTTAATTCACAAACAAATGTTAATTCACAAACAAATGTTATTAATAATTATGAAGATATAACAATCTCTCTAACTATTAGCTATTATGATGCATACAATGGTTCCTCTAAGCCTATAATAATTGAGAGAAAAGTGTATATAAATAATGTTATTACTCGTGAAATGGAAACACTATATGTAACTATTAGTAAAGGAATTGATACTAATGAAATGATTACTTTACATAACAAAGGTAATATATACATTACAAATGGTTTAACAAGTTATAGCAATATTAAAGTAATAACAATTCTATCAAAACATGAGTGCTTTGATAGAAGTGGTCTAGATATTATTTATTTGAAATCAATCTCTCTTAAAGATGCACTTATTGGTTTTAATTTTACTCTTACTCACATTAATAACAAACAATATAAAATTGTTAGCAGTGAAATAATAGATTTTAATTATATAAAAATAGTAAACAATTTGGGGTTCATTCGTGATTCATATGTAGGTAATTTGATTATTAAATTTAATATAATATTTCCAAAAACAATCTCTCAAGACACTAAAACGCTATTACAAACTTTACTATAATTCTTCTTATTCTTCTTCATTTGAAAGTAATAAATATTTTGACAAAATTGTATTTGCTTCCAATACATCTTTAGATGCCAATTTGCAAAACCAATTGTACTTTGAACGTCTTACTAATTCGCGCGATGGTACATATAAACCATACGCTTTAGCATGTAAGTCTATAAACGTTGAGCCCATAAGCTCTTCTAAATTAATCATAGTATTATTACTATCTTTTGTCCCTATATATCTTCCATCAATTATATTTAGTTCGTCTTGTTCTCCACATTTTAATAACCATTTGCTTATTAGGTCTTCAAATTCTAATGAGCTTGTAAAGTTTGTGCCGTAAAGTAGTTCCATATGCTTTATTAGTCGTTTCATAGTAGGACATTCTTTAATACAACCAATAAATTTTATAGAAGGCATATAGTCTACATTATAAGCATTTGCCCCATTATTTTTAAATTGTGCTGTTACCATTTTATTAGAATCCAGCACTTTATCATATATTGTTACCAACGATTTAAATAATATAAATGAATTTTCTATATACATTCCTCCATAAGTATATAATAATTTCATAATATTAAGACTGCGTAAATTATCTCTTATAGGATAAGCAACCTTGTTTAAATCAATACAATTATGTTCTAGTAATTTACAAAACGAATCATCGTCTATAATAACAATATGAAAATCATCTGAACATTTATTTATTATTGTTCTAATTGTTAAATATAAGTAATCTTGATTCAGTTCATCGCTATTTCTGGAACCAAAAGATTCCCAATTTCTACTATTTCTAATATAATCTATATGTATCCATAATATTGGTTTTTTTACAGAACTTAATGTGTCTATTGTTTTATCTATATCATCTTCTAACAAATATTTTTTTATTACGTTCAAATCTTCTTGTTGCGAATTAGCATCTATATTTATTTTAAATTTATTATATATATATCCAGCGGCTGCTAATATTAATATGCTTATTAATAAATTACTATAATTATACTTCATTTTATACTTATATATTATATATTTTATAAAATTTTATTATATATTATTTATAAAATTTTATATAACCTTACATTATTCGTTTTAAATTAGACCAAAATCTCTCATTTTTTTGCTTAGTCACCTCATCTTGTTTTAGTAAATTATAAGCACGCATACATGATAAAGCATTTTCATGGTCTTTAGACTTATTTAAATAAGTTTTTGCCTCGTCCTCTTGTAATGGAGTTAAAGACTGACTTGCTCGTTTTATTCTTATATCTTCTAATGAACTATACTTGCTAATATTATCTTCATTGGTCACAGGTATTAGACTTTCATTATGTGCCTTTTTTAAGTCCTCATATTGAAATTTACTAAATAATCCTGAACTATAATCTTCGGGTTTTGAATTTGTTAAATCGCAATAATTACTATTGTTATTGTTAAATTCACACACTTCTTGTTTAGTCATTAACATTGTAGTTCTCAAAATCTTCTTTTTTTCCTCTATAATTTTATTCATGGAGCTTAAATCTTTACATAGCGTTGTTTCTTCATCATTTGCTTCATTGAGCCAGTCACCATATCCGTTTTTTTCATAATCATTACTAATTTTAAAACTTTCAAATTGTTCGTTAAACCAACTATTAAATTCTTTTTTTGATTTGCTAGCAATAACTTTATGTATTAGCAGTTCATTTGTTTCGTCTTTTTCGGCGCTATAATTGTCATTATAATTGTTGAGATTAGTTAATGAGCTATGTTTCGTTCTAAAATTATAAATGGAAAACAATATTTTATAAGCACTTGAGAAAAAAAGAAAATAACTCTTGTCTAGTCCTGACTTATCGGGATGACTTGCTAAAACCTTCTTTTTGGCATTTTTTAAGTCTTCTGTACTAAAGTCTTTGCATAAATTAAATAACTTTAATATATCTTCATAATCATAATTAGTAATGTCTAAGTCTAAGCCTAACTCCATACTATATGGTATTTTATAAATAAAATAACTATTATTTTTTTTATACTACTACTTAATTTAGCAGATTAACTAGTTAGTTGAATATATTTATATTTATATATATATATATAAATATATATAAATATTTTAATAAATGCCTCGGTCGAAAAATTTAAGAGGCAAAACCGTTCGCATCCAGCCCCCCAATTTAACAAGTACGGCATCTACAACCGAAGACATAAGCAATGTCGGCGACGACGACGAAACAAGCACTCAACGTACCGCCCCTACCACCAATACCGTTAGTGCGGACGATATACAGGCCAAGGACATGACTGAAATTGTTAAGCCTACAAGAGGAACTAGAGGAACTAGGACAAAGCCGATACCGGACAATATTATTCGTTGGCTTGATGTATCTGAACGTCTGCGCCATGAGATAAGTGACGGGAGAAATTGGCTCATGTCTCTTAACAACCGTACAGATAAATATAAAAAGGATGCTGAAGTTGCCGTCACTAACTATGCCGCCGCAGAGAGAGAGTGGGAGTTAGCAAGGGAAACTTATGGTAATAAAAATGACGCGGCTGCGGTAAAAGCATTAAAATCGGCGGACACGACGCGCGAAATACGAAAGAGCGCGAAAATAGCCAATGACAAGTATTACCAAGACCACCTCAAAAAGATAGCAACACTCAAAGAAGGAATAAAAGAATATGAGAGGAGATTATTTATACTTGAAGAGGCCGTGTTCAAGTGGATGAAAACTAATCATGCTAGTAATAAAAATACTGCGCCTACCACTATTGATGATACTGCATCGTCCAGCAATAGCGGCTTCCGTTCTTCTCCGCAAGAGTTTGAAGAAGAGGAGGTGGCGAGCTTGCGGCAGGAAGAGGAGGAAGAGGAGGAAGAGGAGGAAGAGGAGGAAGAGGAGGAAGAGAATGAAGGCCATATTGCTGGTTCTGGTAAATCATATAGGAAAAGAAGAAGTAAAAAATTAAAAAAATGTAAAACTAAGAAATGTCATAAAAATACAAAAAGAAGAAGAAGAAG